GGTCGGGGTCGCGAGTTCGAGTCTCGTTTCCCGCTCCAATCTCAACGGTATGGCTGGATGGCAGAGTGGTCATGCAGCGGACTGCAACTCCGTGTACGCCGGTTCGATTCCGACTCCAGCCTCCATATATTTCAAAGAGTTACGCTGCCGACCTGCAGCGCATCCGATAATTTCCGAATTGATTTCAAGTTATACAGTGGTTTCATAAGCAAGCCGCTTTCTGCTGTTTTTGTATCGTCCGATACACTTCAATCATGCGTATCCACCACCGGAACTTTGCGATCATAGACCTGTACCTGTGACTGTGTTTTGTGTCCGCTGAACTGCTGTTTATTGCCTTCGTAGTCACTGATACTCTTGGCTTTGATGTCATGAAAAGTGAAGTCGAACAGTAGGTTCATATTCAGCCTTTTATTGCGCGATTCTTTCTCTGCGTCATCCCTCGCCTTACGCCACCATTGGCGTAATTTGTGGCCTGTGATCCGCTGGCCGTTCTTGTCTATAAATAGATAGGTTCGGTTGGCAACGACCTGCTGCTGCCGCAGCATCTTGATGGCGGCACGAAGCCGGGGGTTCCAGCGTTTGATCTGGGCCTTGTTGGTTTTGCCCTGTTTGATGTAGATGCCTTCCTCCTGCAGCTGCTCATGCTTCAGGTTGAGTATGTCGCCTTGGCGAGTGGCGCAGCAGTAGCTGATCTCCATGGCGACCTTGACGTAGGCGTTGGCCTGCTCGTAAACCGCGTCATACTCCCAGTCCTCGATGTAGCGATCACGGCTTTCTTCTGTGAACTTGCGCACCTTGTGACAGGGGTTCATTGATACCCGTCCACGCTCGTAGGCCCAGCTGAATACCTTGCTCATGAAGCTGTGCTCACGGTTGGCTTGCACTTGTGTTTCTTCGCCTCGGATGTCCATGTACTGACGGATATGCTCGGGCCGGATCATCTCGGCCTGCATCTTGCCGAACACCTTCAGGACCGTTTTGCTGTAGCGTTCATAGTCCGAGCGGGTGCGCACTGCCAGTGAGCTGAACGCAGGTGACGCCATGAATACGCTGACCAGGTGTTCAAAGCTGTTTTCGATGACCTGATATTTCGTCAGCTCTTCGGCATGGCGACGAAGCACGACTCGGCGGGGCGCATCTATCGGGCAGAGCGGGATGCAGGTTTTCTTGTCGGGCCGGAATTCAAAGGCCGAGCGGCCTCGGTAGACTCGCTCGGGTAGCCATTCGTTTTCGGCTTTGCGTCTACGTGCCATTTCTCAATGCTCCGAAGTCGGGCGTGCTGGCGCTGTCATTCACGGCAGCTTTGCGCAGCATCGGGTGGTTGACGTGGTGCCAGGTGGTGCGCACCTGACCGTCGCTACGCTGGAAGTAGTGGATGCCGTTCTGCTCCAGCCATCGCTTTTGTGCCGAGGCCTGCACCAGTCCGGTCAGATCAGCGATTTCTTGGTCTGTTAGTAGTCGGTCCATGTGGCCTCCGATTAATCTGCCGTGACACCGCTCGCCAGTCCCAATACTGAGGCTGTGGAGGGCGGGCCTGTGCGGGTTTTGGTGATTTCATGTAGGCAGGCTGGTAGGCCCACTTCAGCTGACGGGTGATTTTTTCGTTCATGCTGCACTCGCCTTGCTTTGCTGGAGTTCAACCAGCTGGCCATCAATGCCGCAGTTCCTCAGCACTTCCGAATCAGCATCGCTGTATGCAATCAGGCAGGAAGGCGCACCACTGTTCGCCTTGGCCCTTGTGCCGTCTACGTGGTGGAAGTGCAGGCGCCCTCGGATGAACAGGATGCTGTGTGCTCGCTGCCAGACGTGCCTGAAAAACATATCAGTTTCGGTGCGAGCGAATATCAAAGCGATACCGTTGCCGTGATCAGCCATGCGCTCCAGCCACTTTGCCGCCTCTCTGCCGTATGGCGGATTCAACCAGACCCTGCCGAACCACTCCAAATCCAGACCGTCTTCCTCAATACCAACGTGTACTCTGGCGGTATCCCACGGTCTGCGATCAGCAGGACTGCAGGGGTCGAGATCAAACGGGCCAAGCGCCTTGATGATCTCGGGCGGTGTTAACCATTCATCCTTCTGCATTGACGGCAGGTGCCTGCCTGTCATGCCCGTTCCAATACTCACTCTTCACTCACCTCAATCTTGTCTTCACAATCCCGCACAGCCATGCTGCAGGAGATCCCTCTATAGTCCGGCGTCAGTGTATTTTTGTACCTGTCAGCCCATGCCAGATAGCGCTCGCAACTCATACGCTCCGGGCACCATTCCCCGTCAGGGTCGAAGTCATACCGGCCAGCGCACCGGGATACGTCAAGTGGCAGGGTCATTAGGTTTCTCCTTGGCTTGCTTATTCGCTGCCGCCTGGGCGCACCTCCATATCTTCACGAACTCGGAAAAATAAGCCTCCGCTTCATATTCATAGGCCCAGCTTACGACTTCCTCGTTATTGACGAAGATTTCAATCAGTCCATCATCGGGATCAGCCTTCCATCTCAGCGTGTTGCCGTAATTGTCAGTACCGGAGCCCGAGTTATTTTCTTCTTCAATGCGGCCATGGCAGCTCTCGCAAACCATCACGCGAAACTCGTTCGGATGGTTCGCCATGTCGTGAAATTCAACGATATCGCCGCAATTAGGGCATGGTGTTGGCATATCCATAATCGTTACCCCCTGGCTTTCTGGCTTAGCTCATCTACACGCTTATGCATAAAATCAGTCAACATCCAGTCGATCCCCTGCCAATCTGTGTAATCACGCACAAACTGCTTGATCACCTGCGCATCGTGTTGTGCAATGCTCTCAATCGCACATACAGCGACCAAGTTTTGATACGGTGCCTCTTCAGCCCAACAATCAGGACTATCCAGCCCTACAAGATCGTGTTGCGAGCCGCTATCAATAAAAGCGGACAGTTGGTCTTTTTGCATGTAGCCGATCACGCCGGGGGGAGGGCTGTATTTTTCGTTAAGCCGATCCTTCAGTTGGTCACGCTCTCGCTTCATCTTCCCCCAGTTAGTACAAGCCGTCCTTGCTGCTTTCCGCTCACGTTCCAGTTCCTCGTATAACCGATTTGCCAGATACCACGGGGTCCAGTACCCGTCTTTATGTGGTACCGAGGTCGGCTGATTATGGCCGTTCCATCGCAAAATATAGCGAGGCAACTCTTTCGGCCAGTCTTCGCCTGGCATCGGTGGGATTTCAGGTTTCAGGCCGCGCAGGTTGTTGACTTCGATCTGCAGGTGGGCGATCTCTGTTTTCAGCTGATCGCGCTCTTGCAGGATTTCGATCAGGTGCTGCGGACTCATGACAACTGGACAGACAAGTGTTTCCAGATTGTCATGATCATCGCCGCCGTATATCCAGCAGTCCTCATTTCCGAACTGGCGGAATCGTTCGATCCGAAGCTGGCGGTTGTGCTGGCCATCTCGTTCGGCCTCTTCGATAATCAGCCCGTTACGGCGCGTGAGTTTTTCTACCTCGCCCCGCAACCGCTCGATCACGCTCATCGCACGCTCAAGCTCCTCCCTGCGGCCAATCATCCGGGCCATTACCGGATCATCGCCGGTTATGCCTTCTGCCTGACGGATGCCTATCCGCTTTTGCAGGCCTTCCAGGACGTTGCGCATGTTGGCAATCTCAGTCACGATGTTCATCGTCTTCACTCCTCTCAAAGCCTGTGCATTTAACAATGGTCAGTTCTTCGCCGCGGTCGTGCTTCGCTACCAACGGCTGCATGTTCTCGAAATCTCGCCAGCTGCAGTCGGCGTCACTGTGCTGACACTGAGCACACATTCCGCCCTTGGGGATATGGGTTGTCTGGTTCATGCTGCTACTCCTTGTGCAATCTCGATGCGGTATGGGTTGTTGGCGCGTGCGATCGCTGCCATTGGTGGCGGGCTGACTGAGTTGCCGCACATATGGACTTGCTCGCTCTTGGTGAACTTTCGCCCGTCATGGCCGTGGGTGATGATGTAGTTGCTCGGGAAGCCCTGAGCTGTGTACAGCTCATGCGGCTGCAGCATGCGCAGGTGGATATCAACGATCACGTAGGGATCGCCTTTAATCCAGACAGTGACCAATGCCAAGCGGTCTTTGGTAGTAACCGTATCGACGGGCTCATCCAGCTCACCCCACTGGCCACCCTCGCTGTAGTAGCGCATCAGGAACGCCGCACAGCGTAGTGCGCCTTCCTCAGCCTCGGGTGACAGCTGAAGTTCAACCAGTGAGGTTTTACCCATGCCGCCAGCCGTAATGGTTGGGGCTGGATCGTCTGCTGCCTGGCCCACGCTGGCGCCAAACTGGCGGCTCAGGAATGCAGTGACCAGACCATGATGCTGACCACCAGCGCTTATCGTGTGTAGCGGGGCATCCACCGACCGAGCGTCACAGTTGCCGCGCAGGTGGATCAGGTTGGCGGTTACCAGCTGCTGCTGACTGCCGGTGTTGGTGATTGTGGTTGTCGGTGCATCCAGAGGCTTGCTGTGCGTGGTATTGAAGCCACCGTTGGCCTGGGCCATGAAGGCGGTTGCGACTCCCATTGCGTGAGCTGCACCAGCCGGGCGTTTGCAATTACCCCCACTGGTGATCGTTGGCAAAGGCTGATCTATCGCGCTTCCAGCTGAGTTGAACCTGAATTTGACCAGGCTCGCCGCAGCAAGGGCAAAGGAGCCACCCCTTGGCCAGGCTGTGATCGTATTCAGAGGTTGGTCGACTGGTTGTACTGTCTCTGAACTCCAGTTGGCGATCGGCACAATGAACGGCTCGGCGCGGTCGAGCACTTCCCGCTTCACGCCTTTGGCAATGCGGCGCATGGTGGCGTCAGCCAGTGGGCGAGGGCGGTTGAAAATGCTTTTGCCTGGCACGCTCCAGTCGATGCATTCTGCGGCAGTGTGGTATGGCTTTTGGCCCTTGGCTGGTTTCGCTGCGTGCGTCGGCTGCGGCCATACAATCGGCTCACCATCGCAGCGAGCAATCAGGAACAGGCGTTCACGGCTGGTCGGTGCACCGAAGTCGCAGGCTTTCAACAGCTGGTGTTCGACTTCATAGCCAAGCCCCTGTAGTGCTCGCAGGAAACGGCGCCACGTTTTGCCGCGGCGCTTTGGGTCGGGTACCAAAAACTGCTCGTTACGCGGAACCCGCTCGCCACGCTCAGCAACGGTTCCATCCAGCTTCATGACGCGGCCGGTCTTTTTGCAGCGCTTGGCAATGAGCGGTCCCCATTGACGGATCTGCTTCACGTTCTCCAAGCTGAGGATGAGCGGTTTTGTTTTGCCTGCCCACTTGGTTACCACCCATGAGAGGTTTCGGATCTCGGCCTTGCGCGGCTGACCGCCTGCAGCCTGGCTGTGGTGGGTGCAATCTGGGCTGGCGTGGAACCAGCCAATGCGACGACCGGCCAGCACCTCAACAGGGTCTACATCCCATACGTCAGTCTGCAGGTGCAGGCAGCCCGGGTGGTTTGCCTCATGCATGCTGATCGCTGCGGGGTTGTGGTTGATTGCGATATGTACCGGACGCTCAAGACCCATTTCCAGCCCGGTGCTGGCACCGCCGCCACCGGCGAACAGGTCGACGTTTATATGGTCGTCGTATTCATTGAGGGGTAGGCCGTACTGGGTGGTGAAGTGGGCGTTGATTGCGTTCATGCTACATCTCGCTCATAGAACGGCTTCCATTCGTCGCAAAATGCGTTACTGCAGCCGTCAAAGTCGTAGGGGTTGTACTGCCAGTGAATCCGGCCACAGCCCGGGCAGTTCCAGCGTGTTTTGCCTGAGGGCAGCCGCCTGCGCATGCGCTTGATACGCTCGGGCATGATCAGGCCTGCGGCTTGGCACATTGAACGGCGGTTGATCAGGCTGGCATCGATGGTGCGTCGCTTGGCTTTGTCAGCTACCTCGAACGGCAGCCAGATAGCGTCGCCTGTACCTGCGTCGGTAGGGCTGTGGAAGACGGTCGCAAGCGCGAAGTTGCAGGTTGGCAAGCGGCCATCACTCAGCCAGTACACGTCATTTCCGTTCCATCGCTGGCGCTGGTAAGCCACGTACTCGGTGCAGCCGTCCTGCAGCGTGGTTTCGGTCGGGATGTATTGGCAGTCAACGTGCCATTCTGTCAGGGCGTCTATCCGATCAGCACACAGGGGCTGGTCGAATTCCCGTGCCATTTCCCAGGCGTGCTGTGCCTCTTCGCGGGTGTAAACGTGCGCTTTGCTGATGTCGGTGCTGTAGCCACAGCCGTCTTTGCAGTGGAACGCCACGTTGGTGCCTACGTTGTCACGGAGGCAGGCGAGGTAAAAGCGGTTGGATTTCATGGTGATCACCCGTTGCTTTGGATGTCGGCATCAACAAACTTCAGCTTTCCTGAAAGGATCGCTTCCTTGATGGTGTTGTATTCCCAGCAGTAGATCTGGGCATCGGTATACACGCGCAGGCCTTTTGGGTAGTCGTGCTTTTTGCGCTGTATGAAGGCCTCTGCGGCATCATGGGTGAAGTGTGAGTTAACGTATTCCCAGCACTCGTCCCAGCCGGTGATGGTGTGGTTGTCCAGCTCAGACAGGAGGTCCAGTTGATACCTCTGATTCATTTCAAGGAAATCGCACTCTTCCTCTTCTTGGCTGGCTACATTCAGAGCTGCACGCTCTGGGTCATCGAGTGCGTCCCAATACTCCTGTATTGAGTGGTAAGCGCTGTCTTCAACGATGATTGCGATGTTGTCGGTGTAGTCTGAGTCGATGCCGTAGGTGATGTCGCGCTTTTGGACGATGAACACGGCCTCGGCGGTGTAATGCCGATGGACGCCTTCACCCACGCAGTCATGACGCAGCCGGGAAACAAAGTCATCCCATGATGCCTGATTCAGCTCGCCGCCTTTTGAGAGCGGGGCCAGTTCAGGCTTGGGGCGAAACTCTATGCGATCGATAGGGCCGCTGAAGCTTTCGTTTGTGATAAGGCATCGAAACCATACTTCGTTGCCATCGTATGCCCGCACGACAACCGGCGTCCATTTGGGCCACTGATTATCACGAGGCGTGCGCGCTTCGCACTCTATGCCAGGTGTGGGTCGGTAGGGCTCGACCTTTTCGTTGGTTTCAACGATATGGTTTGAACTGTTCGGCATTTCCGAAGCGTTGGGCTTGAAGCCGGGATGTATCACGCGATCTACGCTGCCCGGGTTGGGTGTCATGCAGCCGATCCATTGTGTTGAGCCGCTTTTCCAGCACTCCCAGCCGTGCTGGCCCAGCCGGAAATAGTAACTGCCTGCTACGTGCGTGGCGGTGTCGAGTGGCGGCAGTGCTTCAAGGTTGTTCAACACATCATCCGCTGGACAGGGGGCGTGCAGCCAGCAATCCCTATCAGTGCGCCAGAACCACCACTCGCCATCGTGCGCGACTTTATACCAGCCCGGTACGTGGCCGTTGCCACCGGTGCTCCAGTAGTGAGCGGTGGCCGGTCGCTGGTCGATTGGCTCAATGCGCTTGTCGACGTGGTGCTGTTCGTCGCCTACGTCTTCCAGGTAGTGCAGGCCATCGTTTCCGTTCTGGCCGACTACATCCATACGGCTCATTTCAGTTGCCATCCTGCTATCTCCTCTGCTGGGATGCGGTTGCCCTTCATGTCGTGCCAGATCGGGGCGGTGTCGGTGTTGCCGGGGTGGTTGGGGCGGATGCCTTCGATCTGGTGGCCGGTGACCAGCTTGATGATCAGAGGCTTGCCCAGTGCCGGCAGGTCGGCGTGTGGGTTGAATGGTTTCATGATGCGTCCTGTTCAGTTCTCGCGGGTGCGCTGAGGGTGTCGATGGCTTCTTGCAGCTTGTGGTACTTCTCGACCCACCGCTGTGCGATTGCCTTGATGTCTGCCGGTATCGGCTCGGTGCGCATCACTTCACCGGTCTGGTGGGTGAGCACGCGGCGTTGTCCGGTCGGCAGGTGTTCGATGAATATCCAGTCACGGCTGTTGCGATCGTGGCCGGTGATGCCCCAGGTTTCGTCCTTGTAGGCCCACTTGTATTGCTCGGGGTCTGCCTTGCCTTCGGCGATGGCGGTCATGTCATCGAGGCTGTCTTGCAGATCGCGGTTCATCTGCCGGGTGGCTTCCAGCTCCCGGGCCAGTGCCGCCTTGTCCTTCTTGAGTTGTTCGGCTGAGCGGACGGCGGTTTCGTTGCGGGCGGTCAGATCCTTGTTCTTGTCCTGCAGCCGTTTGACCTGCTTTTTCATCTTGTCGGGGTTCATTTCCCGGTAGATTCGGATCTGGGCTTTGAGTGACCGGATCTGTTCCTGCAGGCGTTCGATGGTTTCGTTCGCCTTGTCGACGTTGGCGTTGTTCTTGTCGAGCATCTGTTCACACTGGCGCTGGTAGTGCTCGGCCAGCTGCTGGTATTTGGCGGCGTTCTCCATCGCGGTGGTGAGCGATTCGGTGATCAGTGCATGCTCGGCACGGGCCTTGGCTTCAGCCGCTTCGGCTTTTTCGGCACGCTCGATGGCGGCAGGGTAGCCGTTCCAGCGTTCGATCATGCGCTCCAGCGGTTCCTGCTCGGCCTGGCGTTTGGCGGCGCTGAGTTCTTCGGTGTGGGCAATGCGCTGCTGGCGCAGTTGATCCTTGAGCTGCTGGATCTCGAACTGTTCCAACGCTGCCGCGATCTGGGCTGGACTGGGTTCGGCGTGGCGGGTGAGGGTGGTCATGCGTAGGGTGCCTCTTCTTCATCTTTGTGCAGGTAGCCAAGGCGTTTCAGGTCATCCAGGTGCTGGATGATTCGGCAGGCGTGCTCGGCTTGGCTGGCAGCGTCATCGATGGCGCAGTGGTGTATGCCGGTGCGCTGGATCTCGATGTTGGGGAACAGCTTTTTCAGGGTGCGGTAGCAGCGGTTGTGGTACCGGCCCCAGGGCAGGTCGAAACCGGCTGTGCGGTAGGCGTTGGTCAGTATGACGTTATCGAAGTCTGCGCCGTTGCCCCAGATTTCGAGGTGCGGGCCGTAGGGATCGCCATCAGGCGGACAGGCCGCGACATTCAGGTTGTGCAGCCAGCCTTCCAGCAGGCGCAGGGCTTCTTCAAGCGGCTCTGACCAGCCGGTGATCTGCTGGCGCGCTTCTTCGCCCTGCTTGAGCCAGAAGTTGATGGTGCTGGCGCTGACGGTCAGGCCCGCATCGAGGCAGCTCTGCAGGTCTACGGTGACGTAGAAGCCGCCTTCACGGTCGACTTTGCCCATGTGCGGGTTAAATGCCACTGCGCCGATGGCGACAATGGCTGCGGTAGGGCGGGTGTCCATGGTTTCGAGGTCGAGAATTACGTGGTTGAGCATCACCACTCCTCCAGCATTTCGCGCAGTACCGGCCCAACCGGCTGGCGCTTGATTAGGGCCCGAATGCAGAAGGCCAGGGTAAACAGTGACCAACCGGCAGTGAGCGCCAGCAGGGGGCCTGCAAACAGCAGGATGAAGGTAAAAACCGTTTGTGCGTCCATGTGGTTCTCCTGTTTGTTCTGGTAGCGCACTCGGTGAATGCGCTACATGAATGTGCAGGTGTGGCCTGCTGCGGAAGTTATCAAGCTATACCCTTCCGATAACCAAAATATAACCAAAGTTATAATTCATGACAATAACCAAAGTTATATTTTTTTTCTAAGCCTTTCCGGAAAGGCGTTGAAGTGGTCTTCTTGACGGTGGTTAATCAGGGAGATTGATAGGATGCAGGTACCAACAGATGACCACGGACAGCCGATTTCACAGCGCATTCAGCGCACGGCTCGGGTAACACGGGATATTGATGAGCTGCTGGGGATTTGTCGTGGGGTTGCCTTTGATGGCGATGTGAACCAACAGGAGGCAGAAAATCTGTACGCCTGGCTATCTGCCAATGCAGAACTGGCGTCGGTTTACCCTGGCGATATCATTATTGAAAGACTGGCGGACGCCTTGCGAGATGGCGTTTTGGACGAGAAAGAAGCATCTGACCTACTGGTGCTGCTCAAGTCTGTAATCGGGGGGCAGGTTCAAGCGGACGCTGAGAAAGTGGATTACTCGACTGGCGAGGTTCTTCGCAAACTGACTCCAACCGAACTGCCAATTGATGATGATGTCGATGTTGTGTTCGACGGCATGGTGTTTACCGTTACGGGGGAATTCTGCAGCGGTAAACGCAAGGAGGTTGAGCAAGAGATTACCAAGCGTGGCGGTGCGTGCGTCCGCAAGCCAAACCGTTCAACCGACTATGTTGTCGTGGGTACGTTCGCCAGTCGTGATTGGGTTCACGGCAACTACGGCCGCAAGATTGAGTACGCTATAGAGATCCGCATGGCAGGGTATGGCATTAATCTGATATCCGAGGAGCGTCTTCTTAAGGCTTTGAGAGCTACGCTGCACCAGAGCCTTGAGGCGGCGCGATACGACGATGTATAAAGGCTGGTGCCTAAATTTGCCTGAATGTTAACCCTACCACTTGGCCGATGATGCGAATGCAGTCCAGATTGTGATTTGCCAGTACTTCATCCGGGTAGTGGTTTTTGTCTGGATTGTCACTGATTATGCGCCACGCACCATCAATCCTGCGCGCAAAGCGTTTTACTCTTGTTTCGCCCTCAAATTCAAACGCATAGACCTTACCATCAAGCAATCGGGTTGCGGCCAAGTTCACCATTACCTGATCACCATGCATCAGTGTCGGCTCCATGGATTCACCGTTTACGTTTACAATCTGAGCGGCGTGTGGATCAACGCCCATTGCGCTGAGTCTGGAAAGCGATACAGGCACTGTTTCAACCACCCTGTCATGGTCAACGCATATCCCATTGCCTGCAGATATCTCTGCATTCCTGACAGGCACTTCAAATACCTCTGAAGCTGGTTGATAGATACCCGCTGACTCCTTGATTTTCGCTTCCTTGCCTTTCTTGATCTCGTCGAACACCAGCAAACTTTGATTGCACAAATCTTCGACTTCGCAGCCCAGGGCCTTAGCTATCTTCCATAGATAACGCGAATTGTCCGTCTTCCCGGAAATGATCTTGTGGATAGTCGGCTGTGAAACCCCAATGGCGTCCGCGAGCGCCTTCTGAGAAAGGCCTCGTTTGTTCATGAGGTGGGCGATATTGCGCGAGATGATGTCTTCCATATAACCCATGTTATAGGCAAGTGAGCCCATCTCAAATTCCCTCAGGTATTGATTTATTTATAACTAAAGTTATTATTCATCTGGTGGCTATAACTCAGGGTATAAACCGGATGAAAAAAACCGAAGTCTTGCAGCATTTCCAGAGTCAGAGCGAGCTTGCGCGCAGGCTCACGGCTCATGGCTTCCCGATCAGTCAGCCTGCCATAAGCAAGTGGCCTGAAGAGGTTCCTTCTTTGCGTGCCTTTCAGATTGAGTTGATTACTAAAGGTCAACTGAAGGCTGTTCGCACGCCTGACCAACCATCTACATCTGCAGCATAGCCACACACACCACAAAGATCTCATTTAAAAAGGACGGCACAACATGGACCACATCGATTCCGCAATTTACGACACCGTCCACAACTCAGGGCTGGCGCCAAAGCAGCTGGCTGAGTTGATGGGCATGTCTCACCAGGTGCTGCTGAACAAGGCAAACCCTCAGTGCGAGGCCAACAAGTTCAGCGTTCATGAGTTGATGGCGTTGCAGCGCCATGCAATCAGCACGCGCATTGTTGAGGCGATGTGTCTTGAGCTGGGTGTTAACGCGCTAGGCCCGGTGAAAGCCAAGGCCGAATCGCTTATGGACGCAATGCTGACGGTGGTGGCTGAGTGCGGGGATGTGTCCCGTGCCGTTCATGATTCGCTGGAAGACGGCAAGCTGACCGACCGTGAGCGCAACGAAATGCAGCGTGAAATCAATGAGGCGATCGATGCGCTGATGAGCATGCGCCTGGCGATTAAGGAGCATAAGTGATGACAACTCCGGATCAGCGGATTTTTGATCTGCTGCAAACGATTGAGCACACACCGGGTATTTCAGCCGGCCAGTTGCTGGCGCGCACTGTGTCTGTGACTGAAAAGACGTTTCGTCCGGCCATCATTGAAATGACGCGCCTCGGTTTGATCGCCCCTAAGGGCCTTAAAGAAAAGACCGCTTACTACCTGACTGAGGCAGGCCGCGCATCGCTTGAGTGTGGTGAGCTTCCGGTACCGAAGGCAGACCAGCAGGACGCTGAACAGGAGATCCCTGCCGAGCCGGAAGTTGCCACAGAGGCTGCTGAAGCTGCACAGGATGAGTTCGTGAATATCCCTGTATTCGGTGCTCTGCCTGAAACTAAAGCTGGCGCTGATGAAGTGATTTTTGAAGCGCAGGTGTGTGAGCCCTTGCCGGTGATCGATCTTGATCATTGCACGCTGGATGTGGCACTGGCTGAGGTGCACCGACTGACCGCCGAGCGCCGCAAGCCTTCCAGTGTTGATGATTGCCTTGTTTTCCTGCGCGAGTTTTCGGACTGCGTTCAGCCCCGGTTTCCGGCTGCTGCTGCGATGTTGAATTGCACGGCCAACCATTTGGAAAAAGTTTACCAGCAAGACGTGTAACGCACGATCGGCCCAGCGGCGGGGTAGGGCGCCGACCGGGATTAGCAGAGAGCGCCAGCAGTAACAGGCCGTGCCCGGACATGGAAAAACATCTGCAGCAGAGCGATGACACTCCTTTGGCCTCACGGCAAGTCAGGCGCTCTCCTGAAAGCACAGGGTAATACAGCTGTAATGGGGCAGCGTCTTGAGTGAGTACGGTCGCGGACACCCCGGAAAGACGGGGCACTGAACAGCACCTTCGGCCGATGGGTTTTTATCCTGGCCCGCAGGCATGGAAGAGGGTGCTGTTCAGTGGGTGGCAGATTGGCACCTACCAGACAAAAGAAAACCCGGTGCTGAATGGCTGGGGAGCCGCACCGGGTTAACTCAAAACAGGGGTTAAGTATGAACCAGCTTATCCAAACAGGCAATACCGAAACGGTCACCATGACCAGTGCTGAGATCGCTGATCTGGTTGAGGCTCGCCATGACAGTGTTAAGCGCACGATTGAACGACTGGCCGAGCGCAGTGCAATTCAACTCCCACCATTGGTGGAAGTTCAAAATCACTTGGGTCAGCGGGTTAGCGTCTACTCAGTGGGTAAGCGCGACAGCTATGTGATCGTTGCGCAGCTTTCCCCTGAGTTCACGGCCCGTCTGGTGGATCGCTGGCAGGAGCTTGAGCAACAGGTAAGTAATCCTTACCAGTTGCCCGATTTCAGCAATCCCGCAGCCGCAGCGCGCGCCTGGGCTGATGCGGTTGAGCAGCGCAAGCAGTTGGCCATTGAGCACCAGAAGGTGAGCCGCGATCTGGAGCACATGAAGGCCCATTTCATTGATGGCATGAAAATCGTGGACTTTGCCAAGACGTTGAATGGCGTGAACTGCCAAGAAGTTCAGAAGTATTTGGCCGGGCAGGGCTGGCTGCGCCGTGATGGCTTCAGCGGCTGGCGCGTTAACAGCCGTGTACGTGACAAGTACCTGGCTGAGCGCACCACCATCTGGACACACCCCACCACTGAAGAGGAGCGCGAGCGCCATTACCCCGTGCTTTTGCGTGCTGGCGCTGTCCGCCTGTTTCAGATGTACACGACGGAGCAGCTGCCCATGAAGCAAACATGGAACGGCAAGATTGGGCATGGCTCGGAGGTAATGCAGTGAGCTTTCAAGCGATGGCTGCCGCCGTTGATGTTGATCTGCCGGGCAACAAGAAGTGCCTGCTGATGATGATGGCCAACTATGCCGACGAGAACGGTTTCTGTTATCCGTCAGTATCCACACTGGCTCAGGATGCAGGGGTGTCTGAGCGCTCTGTACAGAACTACCTGGCTGAGTTTGCAGAGAAGGGTATTATCGAGGTCCACACCCGCAAGACGGAATCAGGCTCGACTACAAGCAACCTGTACCGCCTGATGTTGCACAAAGCGCCGCAGATCGTGCGTGCTCGCAAGGCCCGTAATAATAGGTGTGCAAATACTGCACCCTACCCCGCAAATGACGACAAGGTGGGGTGCAACGGTTGCGGGGAGGGGGTGCAACCGTTTCCTGATGGGGGTGCAACGGTTGCACCCAAACCTATCACTGAACCTATCACTGAAACAGTCATTGAACCTGTTGATGACGCTGGCGCGTCCAGCAGCACGCAGGCGGTCGATTGCGCTGATCACGATCACACCGATGCGACCGACACGCATGTCGGTACCATCCCAGCCAGCGAGGCTGATGATCCGTTCCTGTCCAACCTGTTCAGCCAAGCCCCTGACGAAACCCTGCCGGTTGGGTTGATGCCGCAGGGCGCCACCCGTGACAAGTTCGCCATGCATTTCGAGTGGGTGCCCAGCGAGTGGTTCGCCGAACGCTGCCGCACCAGCGGTGTGAACCTGACCCGCCTTGAGCCAGAGCAGCAGGAGGCCATTCTGGGCGAGTTCCGCAGCTACTGGGAGGCGCGTGGCGATACTGCTACGCAGGCGCAGTGGGAACACAAACTCCTGAACCAGCTTCAGCGTGTTGCGGCCAGGGCATCCGGCCAGCAGCCGTATGGCCCCGCCACCCCCCAGCAGAAACGCCAGGCGATTTCTGCACTGGTGATGGATGGGATTCTCAACGACGACCACAACTGGTAAGGCCCAAGCGATGACAGCAATCACTGATGGATTGATCACAGAAGCCGACCGGCTGGCGCTGGTTAGCGCGATCATCGAAGAACGCGGCACACAGACGACCACGCACCAGCTGGTTACGCTGGCGCTGAAGGTGGGCGTAACGCCTGACACGCTGCTGCAGGCTGCCCAAGACAACGATGAATGCGCACTGGCGCAAACAGAGGTTTCAGAGCGGATTCGGGGGTGGCTTGGTGAATGTGGATGATCAGGTGGTTCACGGGATTGATGTTCCGGCGCTGATTAAGCGGATGAAGCAGAAGGAATCGCGCCACGACCGCTGGCAGCTGTTCATGTACGAAACGCGTGATATGGAACAGCATCAGCGGGCAGAGGTGGAAGGTGCCGTGCGCGTGCAGTGGAAGGGGGTGCAGAAGTGACTGAACTGGTAATCGGGATTGATCCGGACTTGAAAGAAAACGGCGTTGGCATCGTCAGCAGCGGCAAGCTGGTTGACCTGCAGGCCCTCGACTTCTTCAAACTGCAGGCCTTTATTCAGGAACAGCACGCCCAGGGCGCCCATTTCGCGGTTGAAAATGTGTCGATCAATAAGCCTCGCTTCATGCGTGCTGCCAAGGATGCCAAGAAAGATGCAAAGCTATTCAACCGTCTGACCGGATGGACCGGACGGAGCAGTGCAGACAAGCGAGATGCCGCCATGCTGGCGCTTTATGTCGCAAGGAGGAAGCCGTGCGTAAGGCCAAACTGAAAAGCCGTCCTCTGACTGTGGAAATGCCTACCGGTGAACGCTGCGACAACTGCTTTGGTTCCGGAGCGGTTCGCGGGGCTGTCTCCAGCTACCCCTGCGGCGAGTGTGGCGGCTCTGGACTGATATCAGTCGACCAAGACTACTTCGTCGATAACGAAGATGTGCTGGCCAGCATGTGTATCGCCCTGAAACGAGAAAACCGCGAACTGCGCGAAAGCCTAAACCTTGGGCCTCAGCGCGTTGGCAGCAAGATCGATTAACCATGAGGAAACACTGCAATGACCGAGATCCTGACCCTGAATGCGCTGATGACCTTGGCGTACATCTTCTTTGCCCTGATCTGTGCCTGGTACGTGTTGCGCGTGTTCGACCAGCTGGGCCGCATCCACTTCAAAACAACCATGAGGACGATTGCTAATGACCCCCATGCTGCTGCGCTCTATTTTGGCTGCCGTTTTATCGGTGTGTGTTTGCTCATCGGCTTGGTCGTCGGGCTTTCCTGATCAGTATGACCTGAAGATCCGGCAGGCGGCCAAGCGCTACCTGCCGGGCTACGACTGGCGACTGTGGAAGGCACAGTTGTATCAGGAAAGTTTGCTCAAGCCGGATGCAGTCAGCCCTGTGGGTGCCCGTGGGCTGGCGCAGTTCATGCCGGGTACGTGGGCTGAGGTGAGTCAGCAGCTCGGGTATAGCGGTATCAGCCCGCACGCAGTTGGCCCGGCCATTACGGCTGGCGCTTATTACCAGGGGCGAATGATCAGCATCTGGAAAGCGGAACGGCCAGCCGCAGACCGGTACAGCCTTGCAGCCGCCAGTTATAACGCAGGTGCCGGCAACATCATCAAGGCGCAGCGTGTGGCCGGTGGTGCAAACGATTACGCCAGCATCATTCAGGCGCTGCCGCAGGTAACCGGCCACCACGCCAGAGAAACCACCACCTATGTGGAGCGGATCTGGACTTATTGGCAACAGATGGTGTTGAGGAGGTAGGCCATGGCATGGCGAGCAATGTTGGTTTTTTTCGTTGGGCTGATGGCCCTTGTTCTGTTCTGGTGGATGAAGGCATCCATTCTGGCCGGCGAGGTCAATCAGCTGGCGCAGTCAGTGCAACAGTTGGAACAGGACAAGCGCAACCTGCTGGCCGCCTATGAATACCTGAGCACTGAACGCGACCGGCTGGACCGGTTGTATGCCGAGAACAGAAAGGAGAACACCCGTGTGCAATCCATCCTTGAGCGCCAGCTTGAAGCCCTGCGCACCGCTGAAGCCGATCCGTGCGCTGATGTGCCTGTGTCTGCCGATCGCATTCAGTGGCTGCGCCAGCCCGTCTGGCTCGATACCCCCCATGCAGTGCCCGGCGATTCCTGAGGGATTTTTGCAGGCAACAGAATACCCGGAGCGCCCAGCACTTGGCGCCAGCAACCTCGATATCGACATGTACGCCAAGCGCCTGGAGTTCGCGCTGTGGCAGTGCAACCAAGACAAAAGCGATCTGGTTAAGTGGCAGGAGGAAAAGCACCATGGCCCGGACGATGGTTGATCACGCATGTGAACGCTGCGGCACTGTCCGCAAGGTGAGCCCGGATAAGCTGGCCAAGGGCTTGCAGCGGGTGTGTCGTAAATGCCAGGGTAAAGAGGCAGCCGAAAAGCGCAAGATCGCCATGCTGCGCCGTGGTGGCCCGCGCCATGTCACCTATGAGATTTGCAAGGAGTGCCGCGCGATCTATGAGGCTGCGCCCATTGATGATGATGGTTATTGCGGTGACCGTTGTCGAGAGAAGGCAGCAGGCCATACGACCAGTTACCGGCAGGCGGTGGAGTTCTTCTTGTTTGGCCGCAAGCCAAAGCCGTGGCGGTCATGGGAGGCAGAACAGGTTTCGTTGTTTTAGGCTTGACGCTGGTGCGGCCTAGGTGCGATAGTGGTGTGAAATAAAGCAATGGAGCGCCGCCGCATGAGCCTGAAAAAGTCTGTATCCCTCACCAGCCATACCGTGGCTGCCATTGAATCCCGTTATTCTGCGGATGAGGTCAACTGGTCCGGTGCGATTACAATGTTCCGTGACCGCTACTGTGCCATGATCCGCGCCAGCCTGGCAGAAGTCGATCTAACCACCCAAGAATGGACCACGCTGTTCAGCATCTATGCCGGCACCATGACTGACCACGATGCTGAAGGTGTCGCCAAGATGCTGCTGGCTGAAGTGCTCGACAGTGAGCAGTACGAAATGGGCGATGCCCCCCACCTACCCGAGAAAATTCAGAGCATGAATTTCTGTCAGCGCATGGCGGTTGTCGACATGATCGACCGGTTCTGGGCGGGGCAGTGGGATGGGTTTGAGGACTACGAACAGATTATTGCCCACCTGAAGAGCATGCAGCCATGAGCCAGTTCACCCATAAAGACACCAGTATCTACCTATCTTCGATGATCGAAACCCTTGAGCAAGAGGATGGCCACGTATGGGCTATCAACGAGCTGGGCAGCAGCTTCAGCAGGGTGGATGATGACCGTGAATATGAGTACACCCACAAGCCGCATACAACAGCTGAAGAGGCCATGAAAGCCGGTATAGGTTACCTGTGGGCCTGCCGTCCCGATCTAGTTAGGGTTGCTGATGAGTGGGCGAAAGAGGCAGAGTCGTACAATCGGCGTCAGGCTAATGCTTGATACCCCCCGGGGTATCGATAGGATTTGAAACCAAAAAGTTCTGCATACCCCCCGGGGTACCCCTCCCATTTTGAAGTGAAAAATTCTGTGAAAAGTTGGGTGAAAAGATGAGCGATCAAGACAAGATGAGTCGGCTGAACATTGCCTGCCGACAGAAGGACAAAGGTGCCTGGGTTCAGGCTGCCAAGGCGCAGGGTAAAACGCTGGAACAGTGGGTAAATGATACGCTGGCAGAAGCGGTGAAGCGCTCCGATCTGGCGGCACCTTCTTGGATGCAGGGTTTCAGCCAACGCACACAGGATGCGCTGATGCTGGCGCAGATCTACAAATCGAGTGAGCTTGTGGAGCGCATCGAGGAAGACACGCTCTACAATATCCAGAACTTCGGCCCGCGTTGCGTAGATGAAGTCATGGAGTGGCACCGTGGTAATCATCGATAGTCGAGAAGCCGTTGAAGAATACCTGAGCCATGATCGGATCGAATGTCTGGTATGTGGTAAGCGGTTTGAATTCCTGCCGGGACACCTGAAACGCGCTCATGGCATGGCAGCCGCCGAGTACCGTGAGGCCTACAACCTGCCATCAAAGACGCCACTAGCCGGACGTGCTTACCGAGCTATGCAACGTGAAAAGATGAACCGGTTAATAGCAGACGGTATTGTAACGCACGATCATTTAAATGATTTGATTGAGAATAATAAAACAAAAGGTCGTGGTGAAAAGCGTGAATATGATTTAAATCGCCAGAAAGAAATTGCCAAGAATATACAAAGAAAACAATTACCGGCTGGCGCTAAAAGAAAAGATGGGCGCGATGCTGATAAGGCGAGAGTATATCAGCGTGAATATCGAGCGCGGCAAAAACAAAAATAGGGCGATGGCGAGCGTTCCATTAAAGTGGCGCAAAACAAAAATAGGGCGATGACTTAAGCCCCATTAAAGTGGCTGTTTTTGGGAAAGATTGAAATCGTTGCTGATGCTGGTGCAGGCCGGAAGGGCTTGGGTTAAAACAGGACGCTCTATATAAATCAATGACTTAGCGGCATTTGCTGGCGCCAGGCAGCCATCAACAGGGCGCAAAAGATCAAGTGAACAGGGCTACAGGCCAGAGAATACGGGGCTTTCAGCGAGTGCGTAGGGGGTTGCCCTGGATGCGGGCCGGTGTTCTGGTGGCGTTGCAGGTCAGCGCCTGGCGGTTGTCGATCAGCGCGCGCAGCTCCAGCCAGGGGCGCAGCGGTTGTTTATCTCTGCCGCCGGTTTATATGTTGTGCATATATAGATAAGCCGAATATTTTTTATAAAATCCGCTTGACGCTGTTTTAATGATGCGGCTATAGTTAGCCCAGACATTAAATAAACCGGCGCGGCGGCAACCGCGAATTAGATAAAGGTGAGCATCATGGAACAGGTAACTTTCTCTTTCGATTTTGAAGCCGACAAAAAAGCCCCTCTCTTTGCGCAGTACGAAGGCCAGTTTGAACCCCAGCGCGCATATATCGAAGTAAAGCCAGAGGCACGCAATGTCAGTGCTGATTGGTCCGGCGAGATCGGCAACGCCATCCCGATGACTGTCTGGAATAACCAGGAACTGCGTTTTGCCGTACCGGCCAACGTGCGCGGCTCAGCCCTGATTGAGTTTTGCGAAGAGCATAAAGCCGACTTTGCCCGCATCTGCGACGGCTATAGCGAGGAGTGGGACGGCTCTAACTATGTCGGTCGGTACACTAAAGACGCGCAGGATGCACAGGAAACCATCGAAAACGCGATTGAACGAGATCTGAATGATGTAATCAGCATCGAAAAGATCGGCGCTTACCTGGCCGAGGGCGGCGGCTCATTGTCTGAAGAGTGGCCGGAAGGCAAAAGCCTGAAAGAGGCCGCTGCAGCGCTTTACGATGAAGTAAAAGCCGAAGAGGCGGAAGACTGGGAAATTATCGGCGATGCTGACGATGTTGCCGACTACCTGCGCAACCGCATGGATGACATTTGCGGGCAGATCCCGGCGGCATACAAGGAGGCGTTAAAAGAGGCGGACGGCTGGAACTATGACGAAGATGATTTTGCTGATGAAGAGGCTTAATCGTGGATAACTGGCTCGCCGTCCTGATCCTGGCCGCGCTGATCATGCGGCCGGGAGTGGCGGGGCTACTGCTATGGCTCTGGCTCTGGTGGATGATCACAACAAAGTAAAACAACTGCGGCGCGGCGCGGCGCTTGTTATAATTGCAATCTTGATTTGGGCGCTATCGCGCCAAAAAGGAGTTATAAATGAAAATGCAGGCAAAGGCAGACAATTTAAAAGCGCTGATTTTGGCAGGCTATGAAGTGCACGAACTAGCGACGCACTGCCGCCACCTGGCTGAGTGTATCGGTTTGCATGATTATACAGAGTTGGCGGCGCGGCTAAGCGGTTACATCGGTACTTTATATAGTCCGCACGATGAGCTAAATGCAGCGTTTGGATTCAGTGGTGAGGTTGATATGCTCGCAGATATAGCAGAAATAGCAGAGCAGACAGGCGCCAGCTTTCACGCTGTAAACGACGCGCTTCACCGCATGGCGGAACATCCGCGCCAAAATGCAACCGGCGGCTTCTATGGCTCTAACGAAATTATATTTATAGATCTGGATCAGCTGCGCCAGAATTTTGAAAAATAGAAAGCAACAAAACGCAAACTGCGGCCCGGCGCCAACCGGGAACAAGGAGAACATCATGTCTGCATATATCTGTAACGATTCCGTTTTTGCCACTCTGGGCGCGTTTGCAGCGCTGACGCTGGGCGCACAACCGCAGGCCGCTGCGGATCTGCTCAAGGCCGAAAATATCCGCAGTGTTAACCACCGCTACAACGACAACACGCCGGTAACCGGTGCGGATCTGACCAAAGCAGAGCCGGCGCCTGATCGCGGCTGCATCCTGGAGCTTTGCGGGGAGCTGGAATACCAATCATGTGAAACCGAGGATTATCGCAGTCGCCCGGCGTTCCTGCTGCTGACCCGCATCAGATCCGCAGCAGTGGCGCACGTACCGGGCGATAAAACCGCGTCCCTGCCGGGCTCACTGGTCGGCGCACCGGTTTACCGTGACCGTGATGGATCCCGGGGCTATATCGTGAACACCTGGGAGCGTGACAGCGACATGTTTACGCTCGGATCTGGTGGCATGTCCCCGCTCAGCCGGTCAATGGTCGATATAGTATGGCTGCCGGATGAGAGCGGCAAAGGCCTGCAGCGCCAGGCGGAACCGATCAACCGCGCACAGCCTATGATCGATAGCCGTTACAACTGGCCGCCTATTTCACCCGCTCAGGCTGAACGCCTGGCAGCAGAGCAAGAGGCAGAACACGCCGCGTTTGTCCGAGCGGCTACACTCCAACGCGAAGAGCAGGAGCGAAAAGAGGCCGCTTTTCGGGCTGAGCTGGCCGCGGTTATGCCTGCCGACTGCAAAGGCGTGATTATCGCAGAATTGCTCGAAAATGAATGTGACAGCATGAGTGACTATTTCGGCAGCCGCACCGCGCGCCGTCTGATCCTCGGATTCAGCACGCACAACCGGAACAATTTCGCCGAGATGCGCAAGGCGCTGCGCGCTGCCGATATCGCGGATCTGCCGGAGCTGGCCGCGCTGGCTGACCCTGAGCAGAGCGAAGAGGAGCGGGAGAACTACACCGGCGGTAGCGGCTACTATTTGCAGGCTGCAGGGGCGTCCCACTATGGCGGCTGGAAAGTTAAGAAGGTGCGGTCATACAGGGATAACGTGCTAACCGCTGACGGCGTGGGTGTGGGTGAGCTGCGGTTACCCAAGGGCAGTACGCCAGACCCGGAGCCGCGCAAGCGCAAGCCGGAGCCCACCAGCAAGGCGCAGCCGGAAGGCATAAGCGTGCGGCTTAACGCCGAAAAACAGGGTATTGAAGTGGTTTTCAGCAGCAAGCCCGGCGAGGAGGTGCGCGCACAGCTCAAGGCGCACGGGTTCCGCTGGAGCCGTCGCGCCGGGCTCTGGTACGCCAAACAAACGCCCGAGCGCCTGGAATTCGCGCAGCAACTGGCAGGCGCTGACCTGCAGCAGGTGGCAGCATGAACCGCATCGAGCAGCAGCGCACCGACTATAAAGTCGGGGATCTGATCAACCCGCATAACGGCCACGCGCTCAGCGCTGCTGAGGTGGCCGCTTACAACCGCTATACAATGGACCTCAACCGAGAGCGCCACCAGGACCGCCGCGAATTCCTATTGCATCAGCGGTTTGTCTTCTTCATCGGCTGCGGATATGAACGGGAGCGCGTAGCATGAATGGGTACAACTACAGCAACAACCAGGGCCAGGAACGCACCAGCCTGGCCGACTATGTAGCCGATCAGCACCGGCTATACAAGGCCGGGGAAATCGACGGCAGCAGCGCCAAGGAGGAGGCGGCATTGATGGGGTATCGCCTGGACCTGCGCAGCGGCGAGATCACACCAGCATAACCGCACCACCAACCACACCAGCCCGGCCACTGCGCCGGGCTTTTGCATTCCTGCCGCTGGCGTCCATCATGCTGACCAGCACCAGCACCAGCACCAGCACCAGCACCAGCACCAGCACCAGCACCAGCACCAGCACCAGCACCAGCACCAGCACCAGCACCAGGGCGCAACGGTGCGCAGCAAGGGCGGCAGCGTGCCAGGGCAAGCCGATCAACAACCACGACCACCAACCACACCAGTCGAGCGCAGCCGCGCAGCAGCGGCAGGGCTGCGCCTGATCGCTGAGCAGATCCACACCAGCCCAGACCAGGGCCATCAGCAACCGATCGGCAGGGCTCAAGCTAGCGCCAGGGCAGGGGGTTCCCCCCGGTTAGGTTCTTCCGGGGCACCCCCACCCCTGCGAGGGCGTAGACCCGCCGAGTTTCTGTACTCAGTGCTTTTTCAGGTTTTGGCAACTCCATCAACAGGTTACGGCCACAGACGACCGACAGCCGGTGGAGTAGGGTACAGGCCAGTGCGACTACTGGGTTTTTGTACATGGCAAGAACAGGCAACAACCACAAGGGTGCTAACTCTGACGGCGGTTTCGGCACCATCTGTAATGGCGCCGAGCTGGCGCGGATGATCGGTGTCAGCCGTCCGACCATCACCAAGTTCACCAAGGCCGGCATGCCGATCTATGACGAAAAGGGTGCGCGCAATTCACCCCGTTATGACTCGGCAGCCTGCATTCGCTGGTGGAAGGATCGAGAGCTGCAGAAGGCCCGTGGCAGTGGGGATGCAGACGAACTCGACATAGACGAAATACGCCGCCGCACCGAACTGGCCAAGATGAAAAAGGAAGAAATCAGCCTGGCGGTCGAGGAAGAGCGTTACGGTGATGTTGAGGCGATCCTTGAAGAGCTAGGCCATGCCCTGGCCACCATCAGGGCAAGTCTTATCGCGTTGCCAAAATGCGCGGCACAGCTGGAGCATCAGGAATCCGGATTCATCGAAAAGCGCCTTGAGGAAGAGGTGTACCGGATGCTTGAAGAGTTGGCCGACTTCACCATAGAGGATGACGATGGCAGCGAGTGAGCCGCTTCACTTTCGTTGCCTTCGCAACCTCAGGCGCAGGCTTGAGGATGTAATCAAGGCAAACCTGAAGCCCCCACCCAAGCTCAATCTGGTTGAGTGGGCGGATACCTTCCGGTACCTGCCTGACAACTCAGCAGAAGCGGGTAAGTGGCGCACCGATCGCGTCGAAGCCGCCCGTGCCCCGATGCTGGCCATCACCGATCCTGATGTTCAAGAGGTTACGGTGATGTGCGCAATACAGTTGATGAAAACTGAGTTGATGATAAATGCGGCCCTGTACTACATGCACCAGGAGCCGTCACCGATCATGTACGTGGCGCCGAAGACGGAAACCGCCGAAGCATGGTCCAAGGAGCGACTGGTTAAATCGGTCACCGCTACACCAGCCGTGCGGGATATCTTCAGCAGCAACCGCCGGGGGCAGGGTAACACCATCCTGCAGAAACAGTTCCCGGGTGGTCAGATCTCGATTGTATCGGCTCGAAACCCGACTGACCTTGCCATGCGTGCCTGCCGCATCATGCTGTTTGATGAGTGCGACAAGTACCCGATGAACGTGGGTGCCGGAGAAGGCGGATCTGGGGGTGAAGGTGACCCGATCCAAGTGGCATGGGGCCGTGCCACCACCTATGGCCGTCGCGCCAAGAAGATCACAGCTTGTTCACCTACGGTCGAAGGTCGGTCCCGCATCCATCAGGAATACCTGAAGTCGAATCAGTGCGTATTCCACCAGCCGTGCCGTCATTGCGGCCATTCGGAAGAACTGGACTGGTATCGGCACGTCAACATTCCGGAAGACCAGGACGGCAACCTGCTGCCGGACAAAGCCCGTATCGTTTGCGGCGGTTGTGGTACTGAATGGAGCGAAAGCGACCGCTTTTGGTCGATCGCAAACCATGACTGGGTGCCGAAACGCCCCGAAATTACCCACCACATGGGCTTCAAGGCTTCCGCCCTGGCATCGCCGTTTATCTCGGTGGTGGCACTGGCGCGTGAATATGTGGACGCGAAAGACAGCCCGCAGGCCCTGAAAGCCTTTACCAACACCCGGCTGGCTGACGTGTACCGCGAAAAAGGCGATGCACCGGACTGGCAGCGCCTGTATGAACGCCGCGAAACATGGCCGCTGGGCAACGTGCCGGCGGGCGGACTGATGATTGTATGCGGCATCGACGTTCAGAAGGATTACCTCATCTTTGAGGTGGTCGCGTATGGTCGCAAGAAGCGCAGCTGGTCCATCGATATCGGTGTGATTGAGGGTCATATCTCGACCGACAGCACCAAGGAAGAGCTGAGCAAGTTCCTTGAAACCCGCTACACCAACCAGCACGGCATCGCCATGCCGATAGAGCTGGCACTGATCGACTCATCCAACGACACCCAAGAGGTTTACAACACCGTGGCCCAGATCGGCACGCCACGGCTGCGAGCCATCAAGGGCGTGGGCAGCCTGACCACCATGATCGGCACGCCCAAGCCGGTACAGATAAGCATCGATGGCATCCGCAAAGACGGCGGCATCAAGATGTGGCCGGTGGGCGTCAACGTGCTGAAGGAACAGCTCTACAAGTGGTTGCTGCTGCCGCGCCCAACGGATGAGGCGCTGGCCGAAGGCTCTGAATGGCCGACCGGTTATTGCCACTTCCCTGAGTGGGGCGATGACTACTTCAAGCAGCTGACCGCCGAAATACTGGTGGAACGTGCCAATAGCCGCGGCTACCTGGAACAGGTATGGGAACGGATACGCGACCACAACCACTACCTTGACTGCCGCAACTACGCCCGCGCCGCCTCTGCAATGCTGGGGCTCGACCGCATGACCGAGGACGACTGGCAGGCACGCGAAACCCGCTACGGCAAGGAAGCACCGGAAGGCGCTGCGCCGACCCAAGGCACCACCCCCCAGAAGGTACCGGCCACACCCACTGCCGCCCCGCCGCGCAAGAAGCGCCCATCGAAATGGTTTAAGAAGCGCTGAGCGGTTGACTTGTATTCGACCGCAATCACCGGAGGATGACTGGATAAATACACAGGCACGGTGAACCGCTGAATGACCACCTTCACCCACGAACAGCTCGCCAACCTCAAGAAAGCCTATGCCCGTGGCGTTATGCGCGTGCGCGAAGAGGATACATGGGTTGAATACCAGTCCATGCGGCAGATGGCGCAGGCCATTGACCGGATGGAAGCCGAGCTGGGCATCCAACACGCCAACCGCCCGCGTGGAGTGCGCCGGGTACGATTCGGGACGCTGAAATGAACCTGATCGATAAGTGGTACGAAGTCACCAACCCCAAGAAGGCCGTTGACCGGCAGCGTCAGCGCATGGTGCTGGATGAGCTGCGGGCCTACAACGCCGCACGCCCCAACCGTGGATCGACCGGCTACAGCCGCCGGGGCGGACGGGCAGCGGAAGAGGTGGCGCGTGGTCACCGTGGCCTTGCCGGTGGAGCTCAGGATCTGGTACGCAACACCGCAATAGGTAACCGCATCAAGGCGGTGCTGGCCAGCAACATGGTGGGTGACGGCATCAAGCCCGACTATATCGGCGGCAGCACGCGCCGGGTGGAGAAGTACAAAGACACCTTCGAGGCCTGGGCCAACTCGCCGCTGTGCGACTACGAACACCATTACAACTTCTGGGGCCTGCAACACCTGTGGGCGGCCTCCGTGGTTGAGTCCGGTGGTGTATTCGTGCGCCGCATCATCAACAACGCCATGGCTTTCCCGCTGGTGCTGCAAACGCTTGAGCAGCAGTACCTGGACGAATCCAAGTCCGGACTGACCGACGATGGCGGCGAAATCTTCAGCGGTATCGAGTACCGCAAAGACGGCAGTATCAAAGGCTACTGGCTGAAAACCAAGCTGGTCGGCAACTTCTACCGCGAAGAAAGCGAGTTCTTCCCGGCGGATGACATCATCCACATTTACTGGAAGGACCGCCCCGGCCAGCATCTGGGCGTCAGCTGGCTGCACCCGATTGCTGATCTGGTCGATATGCGACAGGAGTGGCGCGATGCCGTGCTGATGCAACAGCGCATCGCCGCCTGCTTTGGTGTCATCGTCAAAGAGCCTGCCGGTGATATGGGGCTGGGCAGCAAGAACAGCACCCTGCGAGACGAAGACGGCCAGGCCTACTCCGAAATGGAGTCCGGCATGATCGCCTATACCGACTCCGGCACTGAAGTGACTGTGGTCACACCGCCAAACCTCAGCCACACCACTGACTTCAACGCCGAAGTGCTGCAAGACATTGCCGTGGGCGTTGGCGCGACCCGGGAACAGATCACCGGCGATTTCAGCAAGGTTACTTGGGCATCTGGACGGCTGGCGCGGGGTGAGTTCTACACCAACCTCGACCGCTGGCAGAACTTCATGCTGCTGCCGGCGCTCGACCGGGTGCACAACTGGTTCGATGACCTCTACACCATCAAGTTTGGCTCCGTCTCCGCCAAGCAGCGCAGCTGGATCCTGCCGCACCGATCTGCCGTCAACCCGAAAGAAGAGCTGGACGTGGATATCAAGAAGGTCCGCACCGGTGCCATGACACCACAGCAGTTCACCCGCAAGCACGGCATCAAGTTTGAAGCGGCCATTCAGGCCTGGAAAGAAGCCAAGGCCACCATGGGTGACCTGCCGTTTGACTTCGACCCGAGCAAATTCAGCTCTGCCGGTAACCAGCTCGACAACAACGACTCGACAACAACGACTCGGCCAGCAGCAACAGCGACAGCAATAAATCCGAGTCATCAACAGACGACCCCGACGAATAGCTGTAAAAATATCCAGCATTAAGACAACGGAGCCAGGCGATGCCGATCAGAAAAGAGCAAATGCCGAACCTCAAGGGCAAGGCCTTCTTCCGGCCTGAAACAGTAGACCGGGAAAACATGACGGTCGAAGTGGTGTTCACCACAGGCGAAGAAGGCCTGCGGTACGACTGGTGGAATGACACCCATTTCATGGAGTCGCTGGAAGTCAGCGAAAAGGCCATTCGTGCCGACCGGTTGAACAAAGGCCTGAGCATTCTCGACAGCCACAACCGCTATGACGGCATCGACAAGGTGCTGGGCATTACCGAAGAGTGGCGCATCGAGAAAGGCCAGCTGATCGGCACCTGCCGCTTCAGTCGCAACCAGCAGGCCGTATTCGATGACGTGGCCGATGGCATCCTGCGGCATGTATCGCTGGGCTACCGCATCCATGAATACAAAGTCACCAAAGCCACCAAGGACGGACAGCTCGAAAAGCGTATGGCCGTCGACTGGGAACCGCTGGAACTATCCATAGTCCCCGTCAGCTTTGAAACCACGAACGGTACCCGTGAGGCCGAGCGTGCCAACACCGAAACTCACGAAGTCATACTGACCACTGAAGAGGTAGACGATATGCCTAAGCCTGTAGACGACAAGCGCGAAGATGCTCCGCAGGATCAGCCTGCTACCGAGCAGCGCGAAAACCCGGCTGAACCGCAGACCCGCGCTGTTGATACAGAGCAGGCAGCTGCACAGGTTCGTGCCCAACTGAAACCGATGCTCGACGCCTCCCGCGCCGCCGGCCTTGATGACACCTTTGCCATCGAAGCCTTCGACCGTGGTGTGGGCATCGATGCCTTCCGTGCCGAGGTGCTGAACAAAATGGCCGAAACCCGCAAAGCCGACGCCATCAAATCCTTTGGTGACCCTGAGCTGCGCTCCGATGGCCGCCGTGACCAGACTGAAACGCTGGTGCGCGGTGCTGAAGAAGCAATCGCCGTGCGTGCCCGTGTCAACGGTGCCACCATGACCGACGCCGCCCGTGAATTCACCGGCATGACCCTGTACGACATTGGTCGTGAACTGCTGGTGGCCCGTGGTATCAACGTGCGCGGTATGTCCCGTGAGAAGATCGCGGCCCGTGCCATGCACTCCACCAGCGACTTCCCGCTGATCCTCGAAAACGTGATGAACAAGAACCTGCTCGACAGCTACCGGGAAACCCCGCGCACCTTCCAGAGCCTGGGCCAGCGTTCAACCGTGAACGACTTCCGCGAGAAGCACCTGTACCGCCTGGGTGACGCCCCGAGCCTGAAGCCGCTGGGTGAAGGTGGTGAATACAAGGCCGGCACCTTCTCAGAGGCCAAGGAAAGCTACGCGATCGACACCTTCGCGCGCAAGATCGCCTTTACGCGCAAGATGCTGATCAACGACGACATGAGCGCACTGGATCGTGTGCCGCGCATGTTTGGCCCGGCTGGCGCCCGTCTGGAAAACGACATCGTGTGGGGCCTGTTGCTGAACTATGACTTCTTCAACAACAAAGCCGCCGATCACAAGATGGCCGACGGCAAGCCGTTGTTCGATGCCACCCACGGCAACCTGCTGACCGGTGCCGGTTCTGCCCTGTCCAAGGATGCGCTGACTGCACTGCGCAAACTGGGCCGCAAGCAGAAGACCCTGGACGGCCAGTTCATGAACGTCGAGTACAACGCCATTGCAGTGCCGGAAGATCTGGAAACCACAGTGGAAGACCTGCTGCTGCCGCGCATCGTGGCTGCCAAGGTGGAAGATCAGGCACCGCGTCAGAAGATGGACATCATCGTTGAACCTCGTCTGGCCGTTGTCTCTGACAAAGCTTGGTACGCCTTCAGTCGCATGATGGACACCTTCGAGTATGCGTACCTCTCCGGTGAAGAAGAGATGTACACCGAAGTGGTCACCAGCACGGACGTGGATGGCCTGGAAGTGAAGGTCCGCAAGGACTTTGGTGCCGGTCTGGTCGACTGGCGTGGTATGGCCAAGGCAGTGGGCGCGTAAGCGCCCCTTTCCCGGCACCTTAACTGGAGAATACAAATGAAAAACTTCGTACAGAAAGGCGACGTAGTCACTTTCACAGCCCCGACCGGTGGCGCTGCCTCCGGCATTCCGCTGGTGGTCGGCTCGCTGGTGGTGATCCCTGCATTTTCAGCCGCTGAAGGCTACGAATGCGAAGGCGTAACCACTGGCGTGTTCAGCTTGCCGAAAAAATCCACAGACACCCCGACGCAGTTTGCCAAGGCGTATTGGGATGCCACCAACGGTGAAGTGACCACCACTGCCACCGACAACACCCTGATCGGTGTATTCATGCACGCACATGAAACCGGCACCACTGAGGCGGATATCCGCCTGAATGGCGTCAGCATCTAATGTCGCTGCTGCGTGAAATCATGGGTGAGGCTCAGGGCATCGTCAACGATGTTCTGGGCCACACCTGTGTGCTCACCAACACCGCCACCGGTGAAACCACCCCGAGCCTCAAGGTGGTCATCAACAGCAAAGTGAAGCTCTACCAAGACGGCATCTTCGGCGGGCTGGTGACCACGGCCGTATTCGACCGCAGCCAGTGTGATCCGAAGATTGGCGACGAACTCCACGACGAAGACACCGGCATCACCTACACCCTGGAAGCGGTCAAGGATGAAACTCTATCCAAGCTGGTGTTTATAGTGGGTGAAGACTGAGCCTGCATTCACGCATAGCCATTCACCCCCAGCCGACGCTGCACACCTTCCATCCCGTCATCCAATTCTGACAACGCAACAGCCGCAGTCTTACCGGCGCAGAACTGATCACGCATCTCGATACCGGCACGGCTACCCAGCCCAGTCAGGTGCGTATACAGGTTGTGCTGGTTGAACGTGTTATGCAGGTTCAAAAAGTGCCGCTTCAATCGCCAGATGCTATACAGCTGTTCATCCGTAATCGGCGTCATGTTGGGGTCATTGGCCGGCAGGTATTCGCCATCGATGGCGTAGGCCGCAACAAAAGTGCGCGCACTGTCGAGCTGATCGGCAGGAATATCTTCAGCAGACCGAACGCCATAGGCAGCATGAAGCTGTGACCAGAGTTTTGAAGTCGCGCTGCGCCGAGCCGGAACCGGCAAACGTGAAACCTTGCCCTTGATGATTGCGCCCAGAATGTTGAAACCGTTGGTGCCGATTGTCTGGCCCAGCAGGGTGCTCATCTTGCGATCACTGTCAGCGTAATAACCATGCTTGCGGATCGCGGGCAGGACTTCGGCGGTCACCCACTTTTTGAAGCGCTTGGCTTCGGCTTTGCGGCTGCGGAGGATCAGGGAGTAAAGACCCGACTCATTGATCAGAACTGGCTTTCGCCCCGAACCCGAATAATGTTCGTGTTCGCGCTTTTCATCTTCATCCAATCCAATCAGCGCCTTGTTGGTATCCCTCAGATTGAGTGACGAACATACATCGACAGCAAAGAACCAAGGCTGTTCATTGATCAGCAGCGTGCGAACTTCATGGGTTTCAAAAGCGAATGGGATGATTTGAGCGGCCATGGCGGCCTCCTTACTTTTCTTTGAGAGTGCCCCTAAACCGTAGGGGTGCCGGGAGGCTCAAAACGGCAGTAAGCGCCGCGGACTTATTTCCCCGAAGGGTATTTTATTCGTCGCCCTCCCGACATAACGGGCCGTGCTCAAGCTACAGGCGTATTTTGGGCACAAAAAAACCAACGCTGACGGGGTTGGGGCTATCCGCTTACTGAGGTTTTGAGTCCTCGTGCAAGGAACAATAGCCGCCAACAGGATTGTGTGTCAACCTCTATCGAATCACGCCGGATCTGGAGCTGTAGATCAGTCCACACCGGCTACACCGGAAAATCTTGCCGTTTTCGTTGGCGGCTTGCCACTTCCAGCTGTGACCTATGAGTCTGCAGGTTGTGTGTCTGTGTAGCAGCTTTATCATTTAGTCACTTATGGAGGTCACAATGCCATTGTCAAAGTAAACATACTGCGAGCCATTACGCCCTCTGTCATAGACCCACTGTTCACTCACGCCGCTTGATCTAATCGATCTATTGATATCACTGGGCCGCCCCCAAGAGGCGAGCACATCAGACTTGGTCATGCTTAGGCGCACTTGTTTGTTGCGGATCGCTTCTTTGTTAAGGCGCCTCTCCCTTGCTTCCGCGGCCCTCTGTTCAACGATTTCACGGCCCCTCGCCCGTCGCTCTTCGAGATCCTTTCGTAGTTCTTCGACTGACCGTGTATTTACGACGGCTGGCGTGTCGCTCGGTGCAGGAACATCGATACGTGTCGGCGCATCCCCTGGGCTGCAAGGCGTACTCTGATACACCTTCCGCCCGTTGACCTCACAGGTATACACACCCGCTTGCACCATCACCGGGGCGGTGAACAACAGCGCAAATATGATCCCTTTCCGCATGGCAGGCCTCCTATAGCCTTTGTTGTGTCAGCAGCAATGCTAACCCCCAGTTGCTCTGAATTGAAGTCAGTATCTCACAGACACCCCCGCAAACATGGCATATAAAGGTCACAACTGAACATGAGGGTGCCCATGGCAATCTACCTCGGCAGCAATGCCCACGTATTCAATGCCGGTGACCTGCTGGCGATCACAGCGCGACTCAAGGCCCGTGAGGACGAGATCGAAAACGCGCTGGCGCAGGCGGTTAACCTGGCGGCTGATACCACCATCGAGCTGACCACTGAAGAGTGGAACAGCTATTTCCGCATCAATGGCCAGTACATCGATGGCAAGGTGCGTGTCGTGCGGCGTGCAAGGGCAGGGCGGGCCGAAGCGGTTGTGGGTGCGCGATCCCGTGCGACCCGCGCCGACAACTTCCGATATCAGGTCATGGCTGGTCGTAAGGGTGTGCGCCTGAACGTGCGCCGGGGCAGCAGTGGTGGGGTGATCCGTAATGCGTTTGTGATCCCACGCGCCAAGTCCAACGGTAAGCCGCTGATTCTGGAGCGGTTGCAGAAGTATCAAAAAGGCGAAAGCCGTGATTTCAAGCACGGCAGTGCGAAGCAGGGCCGCTTCAACCGTGCCGAAAAGCTGCGCTTCAAGGCCCTGTATGGCCCGTCAGTCAACCAGCACTTCCACGATTCCCGCGACCGTGTGGCACCCAAGGCCATGAGTGCCGCCAAAGCCCAATTCATGAAGGCGATCAACGCATGAACATCACGAGCGACATCATCCCGGCCCTGGACGAAATTAAACGCCGGCTGGAACAGATCAGCACCGCCAACGGTTACAACAGCAACCCCAGCATTAAACGGGGTTGGCTGGAAATGCTGTTTCGGGGCCGCAACCGGAATGAAGTACCACTGCCGGTCATTGCCTATCGCCCGTCGCTCAGCAACCCGGAAAGCGCCGTTCCGGGTAACTCGAATATGAAAGATGTGGTGACCGTACTGCTGGATTGCGCCGTCAGCACCAAAGACAGCGACACCCCAGTGGATGACCTGTTGAACCTATTGAAAGACGTGCGGCGTTCACTTGTTTTCGACCCGGATGACCGGAAACTGGTGATATCCGACATGACGATTGAGGACTGTCCGTTTGACCTTCCTGAATCGGGTGACGATTACGCATTCTTCAGTCAGAAAATCAGTTTCAAGGTGGTCGAGCAATATGCTTAAACCGGTACGCGATCAGATTATCCTCGATGTTATCGAGCAGGAAACCACCACCCGTGGCGGCATCGTGCTGCCCGGCTCAGCAGTAGAGCAGCCCTACCGTGGCGTGGTGGTCGCGGTAAACGAATCCTTCACCATGCCGGATGGCTCGGTGAAAGCAGCAGAAACCGAGCTGGGCGATATCGTCTACTTCGGCAAAACCCACGGCACAGAGGTGCAGTACCAGGGCAAGCAGTATCTGGTGATCTCTGAAGAATTCATCCTCTGCAAGGAGTCACGCCATGACTGAATCAACCACGGCAGCAGAACAGAAAGAAACCAAAACCGCCAAGGTCTCCGTGAAAGTCACGGCTGACACCGGTGTAACCTTTGCCCGCAAGCACTATGCCAAGGGCGAATCCATCACCTGCACACCGGGCCAGGCCAAGATCCTGAAAGCCCAGCGTGTGACTGAATAAGGAGTAGCGTCATGGGTGTATTGGTAAACGAATACTACAAGGGCAAGGGTACCGCCTACCTGCGCCGCCGTTCCGGCACTGACGGCCTGCTGCCGATCGGTAACGCCTCTGAAATTGCACTGGCGTTCAGTATCAACAAGCAGGAAATGAAAGACTACGAGAACGCTGGTGGTGCCACCGCCGACACGGCTACCTCTATCGAGTCTGCAACCGCCAACATCACGTTGATGAACCTTAACCCGACCAACATTGCCCGTGTGACGGCCGGTACCACCTCTGTGGTTGAGGCTGGCGCTGTAACGGCTGAAGCGCACACCGTTGGCGCTCAGGGTTCGTTCGTGAAGTTCGACAAGATCCCGGATACCTCCGGCACGATCACTGTGACCGGTACCGGCGGCACCCCGGCCTATGTTGAAGGCACCGACTACGAAACCAAAAACGGCGGCATCCTGATCCTTGAGGGTGATATTGCCGCTGCGGCTGCAATCGAAGTGAGCTACACCGCGGTTAAGTCCCGCGTGGTGCAGTCGCTGATGGAGATCGGTGAAGAGTACGAAATGTACTTTGACGGCTTGAACGAAGCCCGCTCCGGTAAGGCATCACTGGCCACCATGCACCGCGTGAAGGTGAACCCGACTCAGGGCCTGCCGTTGATCTCGGACGACTACGCCAGCCTGCAGTTCACCGTGGACATTCTGCGTGACGATACTGTGACCGGTTCCGACAAGTCCAAGTACGTCATGATGGAATACGCCGAGTAATCACCCGAGGCACCTCCAGCGTTGACCCTTCAGGCCGCCTCAGTGCGGCCTTTTTTATGTGCAGGATGCACGGTATGCCGCGGGCGCAGGGATGCGCAGGAGCGGCGCTAACAGATAGGTAGGTAAGACATGGCCAGCAACAGCAAGAATCAAGACATCGTTGAACTGATCATCAAGGGGCAGGACGAGTATTCGGACGTATCCGAAGAGGTTCGCCAGGAGCTTGAAGAACTGGCGACCCAAGCGGGCGAAACACGCACCCAGTTTGATCAACTTGAACGCTCGCTGGATCTGGCTGAAACCTACCGTGCGCAAGAGGCAGAAGTGTCCCGGCTGGCGCGGGCACAGGCAGAAGCGAAAATCGAGGTTGACCAGCTCACCAAGGCCAACAAGGAGGCCAAGGGCGAAAACCTCGAAATAGTGGAGTCGCTGGCGCGTGCCCGTGCTGAACTGGGCTCATACCGCACCGCCACCAACCGTGCCCAGAAGGCGCTGGACAAAACCAAAGACTCCATGCGCCAGTATGGCGTATCGCTTGAGCAGGTCGAGCAAGGCCAGACCGAGATGAAGGACTCATCTTCAAAGCTGGCAGATGAACTGACCGAGCTGCAGAAAAAGCAGGCCAAGCTGGTCGGTGATGCCCGTGAACAGATTCAGGCATCCCGCGATAAGGCGCTGGCGCAGCAGCAGTACAACGAATCCCTGCGACAGCAGAGCAACGCCATGGCGGACCAGTTCCGCAGCTACACCAAACAGCAGGCCGAGCAGCGCAAGGTCAAGGCCGAAACCGAACGCCTTACCCAAGAGTTGCGCGACTTGGCCAGCCAGCTGGAAAAGGGCGATATCAGCTGGGAGGACTTCCGTCGCCGTGCCACTGATGCAGGCCGTGCGGCTGACCTGACACAGAAACAGGTTGCCGGCGTGCGCCGATCGCTTGAAGAACTGGTGGTGTCATCACGTCAGTCCAACCAGGCGCTGCAGGAACAGGCCCGCGAAACCAAGCGTGTCGAGCAGGCCACCGAAGACTACCGCTACGAACTGGAACGCCTGCTGGAGAAATACCGGGCGGGTAAGATCGACATTGCCGGATTTGAAAAGGCCGAAGCCCAGCTGCGCCGCAAGATGAAACTGAACGAACAGCAGGTGGAATCGACCCGGCGTGAAATGGGCGCGTACCAGGCCCAGCTGAAGCAAGTCCCTGTTGCGCAATCGGCTGCCAGCAGCTCTACCGATAAAATGACCCGCATTACCCGAAGGCTGGCACAGGCATACACCATATTGCTGGCGGCGCAAAAGTCGCTAGACCTTGCGATGACTGCAAACCGGGCTTACACCGAGTCCGAAGATGCCATGCTCGGTCTGCAGAAAACCACCGAACTGACGGCCAGAGAGATCAATGGGCTGGTGGCGGAAATGGGCCGCCTGTCTGGTGACGTGACATCGACCACAAAGGCAGAGCTGCTGGCGATAGCGGAAGCGGCTGGCCGCATGGGGATTGAAGGCGCTGAAAACATTGCAGCCTTCACCAAGTCCATTGATGCGCTGTCATCGGCAACCGGACTGGCCGGCGATGAAACGGCTCAGGCGATTGCCCAGATCCTGAACGTCACTGGCGAAGCGCAAAGTAACGTAGTGGGTGTTTCTTCCGTAATTGCAGAGCTGGGTAACACCACAGCCACCACTGAAGAACAGATCGTCCACTTTGCCAAGCGACTGGCGACCGATACCAAAACAGCCAAGCTGACATCAGCTGAAGTATTGGGTATCGCATCCAGCATGGCGGAAATGGGCTTGCAGGCTGAAGGTGCCAGCACCGTTATTGGCCGAACCTTCCGCTTCATTGAGGACGCGGTCAAGGGTGGCGGCAAGGCCATGGAAGACCTGCAGCGCATTACTGGTCAGACCGAAGCCGAGATTCAGCAGGCGTTTGGTGAAGACAAGGTGGCGCTGTTCAGCAGTTTTGTGGGTGGTATCAGCCGTGTGCAGGACAGCGGCGAAACCCTCAATAGCATCCTGTCTGACATGGGCATCAAGTCAGACGAGAACGCCCGTATTTTGGGTCTGCTGTCTCAGACCTACGGCACCCTGAACCAGAACGTAGCGACCGCCAATAAAGCCTTCATTGAAGGTAACGCCCACTTCGAGGAGATGGCCAAGAAGGAAGCCGCCCTCAGCAGCAGCATGCAGCGCTTGCAGAACCGCATCAAAGGCCTGGCTGAAATCATGGGTGAGGCCTTCTCAGATGACCTCATGCGCGGCATGGATCAGATGGGGCATAAGAGCGAGGAACTGGAAGACCGACTTGCGGAGTTGGGTGAAGCTGCGGCCGATGTCGTCACAACGCTTGCGGGCTTTGCTGATAGCGTATCAGGCTTACTGGAACCGATTGAGGTTTTGTCTGGTGGTGTCGGTGTGTTTGATGGCCTGATCACCGGGCTTGCCATGAATCTGGATATGGTGGCTTGGTCGGCCAACTTGGTAACCGGTGGTATCGCAGAACTGGGTATCGCCTGGAACAAGTTCTTTGGTGACACGGAAGACGTGGAGAAGTGGACCAAAGTTCAGGAAGATGCGTTTGATCGCGCAGCTGCATCTGCAAAGCGTTACAACGACAACCTTGCCCGCATGAACGGTGAATCGTCACGCGCCTTCCAAGACCTGCGCGACGCCTACAACGAAAACCGCGATGCGCTGGCGCGGATGGACGAAGAGCAGCGCAAGGCCGTTGAAACCATCATCAACAGCACCGGTTACCTTGAAGGCAACGACAGCGCTTACCGTGATCTGACCCGTGCGATCCAGCGTGCCGCCGTGGAAAAACGGATACTCAAAGGGCTGACGGATGAAGAAAATAGCCAAGTAAACGAACATATCAAGCTATTGCGTGCTCAGGGCATTGAAGAGGCAGAAGCGCTTCAGATTGCACAGCAGGCAGCCATCAAGCGCAGGCAGGAAGTCGAGAAAACCGGAGAGTCCCAGAAAAAAGCAGGCAAGGATGCGGCGGCCGCTGCGGATGAACAGAGAGAAGCAGAACAGCGCGCAGCGGATGAATCCAGAAAAGCTGCTGCCGCTCAATCTGACGCATGGAAAACGCTCGGTCATGATGTAAGGGAGGTTACCGGGGTAATAACTGAGCAGGGTGAAAAATCGGTTAAGGCTTTTGAAACCATCGCCACATCCGGCCAAGCCAGTGCCGATCAGATCATGCTCGCATTTTCTTCAGCTCTGGCAAATGCCAAGACAGAACAGGATGTTAAAGCCCTGGAAGAAGCCCTGATCAAAATGGGTAACAGCGGTCACTTGATGGCGATGTACGTTGCCGAGGGGCTTGAAGTATCAAAACTGCGAGCAGAGCAGTTGGCCAACACGGTTACAACCGCACTCGATAGAAGCCTGCAGCTACTGGGCGTTGATATCACCAAGATCAAAACCGGCTTTACAGAGATGGGCCGCGAGGCGCTGGATGCGTTCGATGCTGTCCAGACTGAAATGAAGCGTACCGGCGTGACCGGCAAAGAGGCTGCCGAGATCACAGGCGCTGCATTCGATAAAACGCTGGCGCGGATCAGTACCGCCAAGGGCCTTGATGAGCTGAAGGCAAAGCTCAAAAAAGCAGCAGAAGACGGCACGATCAGCTGGGAAGAATATCGTAAAAAACTCAATGAGATAGAAGCAAAATATGATGATCTGAAAAAGGCATCAAAGGACAGTATCGACGCGCAAGAAAACGACCTGAAGCGACTCGCCAACCAGGCAGGCAAAACAGCGAAATCGTTCAAAGATAAAGCCTCATTCACGGAAAGCGATACTGCTGCAAACAAGGAAAACACTGCAAGCACAGAAGAACAGACCGACGCATTGGGAAGTTATACCCACGCCCTCTTCATGGCCGGCAAGTCACAAAAAGAGTTTGCCGAAATGGGCAGCCAGATGGCATCGGAATTTGATCGTATCTGGCAGGAGATTGAAAACGAGTACAAAGGCAAAGAGCTACCAGGCATTCCTTCAGGCGCTTATCTCGCTGAGATGAAAAAGGCCGAAACTGCCATGAATAAAATGGCAGAAGAGTCTATTCATCGCTGGAACCAGCAAGAAAAAGCCATCCGTCGCGTAGAAGCCGCGCTCAAATCCGGCCAGCGCATGAGTGAATCGGTACTGGATGGCTTGGACCTGATCGACAGCCAACGGCTCGAAGGCGTCCGTTCAGCCATTCGCAGCATGAACGAAGAAGCTCGGCAGGTAGAAGAATCCCTTAAAGGCACCGTGGCAAGCCTGCAGCAGCAGCTGGCTGACCTGCGAGGCGACCGTGAGCGCTCAGAGCAGCTGGCGCATGAACAACAGATGCTAAAGCTGCGCGAACAGTACGAAGAAGCCAAGGAAAAAGGCGGTGCAGAAGCTGTCGCGGCTGCCCGTGAAGCTATGAACCTGCAGCAGCAGATCCACCAAGAGCGCATGAAACAGGTACGCGAGCAGAAGCAAGCAGACGAAGCCCGTAAACGCGAACAGCAAACAGCCGAAAGCCGATCACCTGTAGTCGATGACTCGCCAGCCGGTAACGCTTCTCAGCCACAAACACCAAGGCCTGAAAATCGGATGCCTGACAAGATTGTTCGCCTACAGCTATCAGGACCAGGGGGCGAAATGGCCGAAGGTGACTTCACCGAGCAAAACGCTGACCGCTTCCTGCGAGCCCTGAACGAAGCTGGCGCCGTAGTGAAATAACGGCGCTCAACAGACAACCACAGCCAACCGCGTTACAAAGATCACCTGTATGGATAAACAGGTGATCTATGGCTATTACCCTCGACGGGCTTGAACTGCCGGCAGACCTTGAATGGCAGGATGAATTCGATTGGCAACCGGTGGCGCACTCATCTGAGCGCAGCCTGACGGGCAAACTGCTGATTGAAGAAGCCCCGCTGATCAAAGGCCGGCCCGTCACCCTGTTTGGTGGGCCGAACGCCTGCTGGGTACCTCGCTCGCTGGTGCTGGCGCTGAAAGCCATGGAATCCACCCCGTCTGATCCACAACAGCCCATGACGCTCGACTTTCATGGTCTGCAGCTGCCCGTCATCTGGAACCGTGCCGACGGCCAGCCGGTTGAAGCCAAGCCCGTTCAGCGCATCCGCAACCCCGGCGAAAGCCACAAGTATTACATCACCCTGCGGCTCATGGAGGTTGCCTGATGTCACCTGATCCGATCCAGCACATCATCGAGATCAAACAGCAGGTGGGCATTCTGCGTGCGCACCACGAATCCGAGCGCGAAAGCAGCAAGCAGCTGCGGGAGCAGCAGGAAGCGATCAAGCAATCGGTAAACGACATCGTGACCCGCCTCGCCGCCATGCCCGACGAAGAACACCAGGAACATCACCAGTTCGTGAAAACAATGATCCGCGAATACGAACAGCGGCAGCAGCTCCGCGCCGCCGTGATCAACAAAATCGCAACCGGCGGAGCGTGGGCACTGGTCGCCGGGCTGGCAACGCTGGTCTGGTACGGCATCAAACACAAAACAGGAGTGGGCGAATAAATGACCATCCTCAGCACCGATATCAAACTCATGGCCTCCGAGCGCCTGACCGACAACGAAGACGGCGGCGGCCAGATGAGCGCCGTCGAGATCCAAGACGGCGTGGTCAACAACCTGTTCCCCGACATTTCACGCCTTGACCGCACCTACGGCCGCGTAAACCTGCGCAAGCTGTACCTGGCTGTGCGTACCGCCAACCGCGATATCTACTATGGCAGCCACGCCATCGTCACCGACCCGCCCGATGACCCCCGCGTCAGCGTGGTCATGTTCACCACCGGCAGCTACACCGACGAACGCACCAACGCCCGTGACCGCATCGAGAGCTACGTGGTGGTAGGTCCGGTCACCCGTTACACCCTGCTGGGCGACCAGGTGGTGGGCCAGCGCCTGCTGCGGCTGTACGCCATGCCCGAAGCCGAGCTACCCAAAATCGGGGACGTGTACGCACTGTCGGAAGAAGATGATGCCGGAAACCCCACCGCCGAGATTCAGTACGTGCGCATCACCGAGGTGAGTGGTGAGCTGCAGCAGTTTGAGGACGGCAAAGGCGTATTCACCCGCAAGATCATCACCGTCGGCATCAGCGATGCTCTGCGCCGTTCCTTTGAAGGCGCCGAAGCCGTGCTGCGTGAAACCACCGCCAAATCATCACCGACACGATTCCGCGAAACCACGGTAGCAGACGCGTCCCGGTACTTCGGCATTGTGCAGCTGGACCAGCCCGCCCAGCCCGGCGACATGAACATCAAAACAAAAACCATCTTTGGTCAGCTGGTGCCCAGCGCCACCGCCGAAAGCCCCGTTGCAGATCTGACCGCAGGCCACAACAACGCCAACTTGGTGGCATCTGGCGCACCCTACAGCGTCACCACTACCGTGACCGGCGGGCGCTGCGCCTTTGGCCGACCTGTTATGCCGGGTAGCGTCAGCATCAGCAACCTGACCGATGACAAGCTGGGCACCCTGCGCGACGGAGGGGGAGCCGACCGAGGACAGATCGACTACAACACCGGCCTGCTGTCGGGCATGTCGCTCAGTGGCACTCAGACCATCACCGCCACACCTGCAACAGCCGTGGCCGAGCCGTCCATGACCGCCTCCGTCCCGATCAGCCTGGGCAACCGGGGTTACAACTACGTTCAGACCCTGTTCCCGATCCCCTCGCCGGGCACCCTGGTGGTGGACTACATGGCCGAGGGCAACTGGTACCGCATGTACGATGACGGCACCGGCCAGCTTCAGGACGAGCATGGCGGTACCGCCAACGTGAACTTCGTGACCGGCACCGTGGTTGCCACCCTCGGTGGCCTGCCGGACGTAGACAGCTCTGTCATCTTCAGCTGGGCCACACCCGCGCACTACGAGGAACGCACCGCCGACCCTGACGTGCAATTGCCCTACATGGCCGTGACCGTCGGCGCACAGGAAATCCTGCCCGGAAGCCTGACCCTGAGCTGGGAAGCCGGCGGCGTAACCAAAACCGCTACCGACAACGGCACAGGCGATCTGACCGGCGATGCCGAGGGGCGTGTGATCTACGGGCTTGGCGAGATCGGCTTCCGGCCGTTACTGGTCCCGGCAAGCGGCGCCACCCTGACCATTGAATACCAAAAGGGCGTGACCCAGATCGAAACCTTCACTAGTAGCGAGTACACCCGCGACAGCGATAGCGCGGTTTTTCTGCTGCCGGGAGCGCCGATAAGGCCGGGGACATTGCACATTGAGTTTCCGCAATCCACAACCATGACCGTCGTGGAAACCAGCAAACTGGGGCCGAATGCAGCCACAACACAGAAAGAAGAACTCGGTACCGAAACCGTTCAGTATTACGACATATCAGACGGGACTCTAATCGACGGATCATTCAACGAAGCAGGCACCATCAACTACACGACCGGCGAAGTGAATATCACCATTGCCGATTCATCAGTTGATGTAACGAAGGGCGGGAGCCGAACGACAACCATCGACTCGGATATTTCAGGCCCGATCACGACACGCTACCAGCTCGACAGCGTGATCCCCGATGACATGACCGAAACCGCCGAACTGCCCGATGCCCGCATCGACCTGCTGCCAACCATCCGCCGCTTCATCGTACCCGGTAGCGTGGAATTCCAGTGGGGCGGGGAAACCTACATCGACCGCGAAGGCACGCTCTACAACCAGTGGAACCGCGAAACCGGCGCCGCAACCATGGCCGGCAGTATCGACTACAGCACCGGCATCGTCAGCCTGTACGGCTACGCAGGCGGCCACAGCAACACGCTGCAGATCCGCACCCTGCTGGCACGGTACGAACAAAGCCCCACGGTTGCGGGCGTCTATTTCCGTACTCCGGGCGCACCGCTGCGACCTTCGAGCATCTACGTCAGAGCCGTGCGTCCAGACGGCAATGTCATCAGCGCGACCGCGTCCCTGACCGGCACCATCGACACCGACACCATGGAAGGTTCCGTCAACTACGAAACCGGCATCATGGACCTGCAGTTCCGCGAATATCTGACCGAAGCCGAAGTGCCGGCTGCGCTTATGGCACTGCCTGGCTGGGCTGAAGATGCGCTGGTTGCAGAAGGCCCACACGCCGGCAAGTACCGCGTGGCCATCGCCGTCGATGCCAGCACCATCAAATACAACGCCGTGGTCTACACCCAGATGCCGCTGTCTGCCGACGTGCTGGGCTTGGACCCGGTACGCCTACCGATGGATGGCCGTGTCCCCATCATCCGATCCGGCGATGTGGTGGTGGTGCATAGCACCCAGACCGACACGTTGCCGAACCCCGTCAGCGCCGGTCAGACCATCACTCTGAGCCGGGACCAGCTGGCCAGCGTGGTGCTGGAGGACAGCGAAGGCACCAAGCTGGATGCTGCCCTCTACACCATCAACCGCGAAACCGGCACCGTGACAATGGCCGACCCGCTGGACCTGAGCGCCTACACCCAGCCGCTGATCGCCCGCCACCGCGTGGAAGATATGGCGCTGGTCAACGAGGCTCAAATTAACGGCCAGATTTCATTGGTTGGCGGCATCAGCCGCGCTTACGATCCGGCCGATACCTGGGTATCCAGCGCCCTGATCTTCGGTGACCTGGGCAGCCGGGTACACCACCAGTTCAGCCAGGCCACCTGGACCAACGTCTGGTCAGACGAACGCATCGGCAACCCGACAACCGCCCAGTACAACGACCTGCTCTACCCGATCCAGGTGGACAACAAAAACAGCATCCGCGAACGCTGGGCGCTGATCTTCACCAGCAGCACCATCTTCAACATCGTGGGGGAGGTGTCGGGCATCATCGGCACCGGCAACACCAGCACCGACTGCACCCCGATCAACCCCACCACCGGGGAGCCGTACTTTATCGTGCTGTCCGCCGGTTGGGGCAGCGGCTGGGCCACCAACAACGTGCTGCGGTTTAACACCGACGCCGCTCATGCCCCGATCTGGGTCGCCAGGACCACGATCAGCGGGGCGGCCACGCACAACGACGATTCATTCAAGATTGAAGCCAGGGGGGATGCGGACTGATGAGTTACTGGAATGATCGGAATTTCGGGATGATTGCCGCCCAAGGAAACGGATCGTTTGGCTTGACGCAATCGGGTGAAGTGCTGACAAACACCGCTTTAGCCGTCAGCGGCTGGGCAAACATCGTGCAAGTCGCAGGCATAAATACTCATGTATTGGGTTTGACTAGCGATGGGGTGGTACTGACAGCCGGATCAACTAACTACATGCCAACTAGTGGCTTGTGGGGTGGGGTAGTGCAAATCGCCGTTGGCTTATATCACTCACTGGGGGTAAAAAGCGACGGGACAGTATTCGCTAAGTCGCAATTCACACAAGAAATAACAGGTGTTACAGGGTGGACGGATATTGCCCAAGTCGCAGCAGGCAACCGATATTCATTAGGACTTAAGTCCGATGGTACGGTAATCGGCGTTGCCGCCACTCCAAGCTATATTGATGGTATTGACACGTGGTCCGGTATCATTCAAATCAGCGGAGGTTATGACCATGTCGTAGGGCTACGAGCAGACGGCACCGTTGTCGGGGCTGGCACAAATTCGCAGGGACAGATAACCGGGCTGGATGCCTGGACCGACGTTGTTCAAGTTGCCGCAGGCCGAAATTACACAGCAGCTCTCAGAGCAGATGGATCAGTGGTATGTGCCGGCAACTTTAACAGCGTAGGACCAGTAGCAGGGAGTAGCTTTAGTGAGGCACTCCAAATAGCAGCAGGTGACAATCACATACTAGGGCTGTTGGCCAACGGGCAGGTAGTTGCCGAAGGGAATAATAGTAGTTCACAAGTCAGCATCCCCAACACATGGACCGATATATCCACCGGCCAATACTACGACATCAACGGCATCACCAGCATCGACGGCACCCCGATCTCAATGGAAGTGCGGGCGCATGAGGCGAACGCCGGCGGCCTGCTTTTCAAAACCCAATCCGACGCCAACGGCGAATACACCCTGCGCCTGCCGCGCTGGTATACCGCCTACGTCATGGCGATCCCGCCCGCCGGGCACCGGCCCATGTGCCACGGGCCTATCACCAAGCCCGACGACATTCAGGTATAAGGAGCTGACCGATGCATGAAGCAAGCGATGCACTGCTGGCGGCACGTTCAACCGCCACACTTAACCTGATTGACGCCGACGCCAGCCCCGGCGGCCTGCAGATCTGGAGCGGGGGCGAACCCGACAAAGGGCGTGACGTTTCAGCGATTCCCGCCCACGCGACCGGCACCGCCTACACCGCCGGAGATTACGTCACCGCCGGGTTGCACTACTACCGCGCCGAAAACAGCGGCACCAGCGCCGCCACCGCACCGAGCTGGCCGACCGATGGCGGTACCGTGACCGACAACGACATCACCTGGCAGGACATGGGCGAAACCCCCGCGCTGCTGGGCACCCTGCCGTTCACCCAACCGGCCGGGACCATCAGCGGCCACACCCTGAGCCTGACCGTAGCAGGCACCCCAACCGCCAGCCAAAGCGGCACCGCCGCCTGGGCACGGATCGTCAACGGGGCCGATGGGCTGGTCTACCAGGGCGACTGCGGGGCTATCGGCAGTGGAGCGTTTGTCGAGATGGCCACCCAGAACGTGGTCGCGGGCGGGGAGCTACGCGCCGAAACACTGAACATCGACGGCTAACCCCATGCGGTACTACACACCGCCCAGCGGCACCATCGACCTGCAGACCGAGGGCTGGTACACGCCCCCGGCCAGTCCGATCAACCTGGACAGCGCCGGGGGCTACACCGCGCCCGATTACACCGCCGCCACACTGGACGGGGCGGGGCATTACACCCGCCCGCCGTACATGGCCGTCACGTTTAAGTTCCCCTACCGGGCGCCGCATGCCAGCGCCATCAATCTGGATAACCCCAGCGGCTACTCAGCGCCGCCGTTTCCGCTGGTCTGGTTTGCCGATGGCTACCAGCCACCGGCCCACAACCAGCTGAGCTTCGACTGCCCAGGCGACTACCAGGCACCGCCGTACACGGCCGCCAATTTTGGCATGCCCGTACTGCCGCCCGAACATCTGGCGATCAGCATCAACGCCCAGGGGCCGAGCAGCACCACACGCATCAGCCTGACCCCGATCACCCCCAGCTATACGCTGTCGATCAACGCGACCGGGCCAAGCGCCGAGGCCAGCCTTCAGATCAGCCTCGATGTCCCCGAAACCAGCATCAGCATCACCGCCGAAGGACCGCGCAGCCAGGCACAGATCCAGGTGCAGGCAGAAATGCCGGTTTACCCGATCAGCATCAACGCAAGCGGGAACGCGGCCGCGACCAGCATCACCGTGGAGTGGGGCCAGCGCGTCCCCGGCGCATCCCTGACCACCGATAGCGGGGGCTTCGGCACCCGCATGGGCTGGAATGACGCACCCAGCAAGCCGCAGACGCTGCACGGCCAGTGGCAGAACGCTGAACGTGTGAACCAAGCCACCGGCAGCGCCTGGGAGGATGCCCAGCACCGAGACAGCCACACCGCCATGCCGCACAACCAGATGGCGCAGCTCGACGGCACCGACCAGATCACCTGGGGCGCATTTGGCACCGCTGACCGGGCCAACCATCAGACCTACACTCAGCCCCCGGCACTGGATCGCGAGCAGGCGAAGCCCTGGGGCGACTTTGAACGCACCCCCGGTATTGAGCCGCAGCACCCCTACATCTACCCGCCCGCGAAGGACCGAGGGCAACAACAGCCGTGGTTCAGCACCGAGCTGTTTCAGCCACGCACCCCTTGGATGCCACCACCAGAACCAGAGCCGCGTCATGAACCAGAGCCGCAGCCGGTACCGCCCGGCAGCTACACCGCCCCGGCGTACACCAGCGCCGATCTGGACTGTCCGAGTGGATACCAGCCGCCGCAGTTCGATTACTATGACGAGTGGACCGATCTGGGCAAGTGGCGCCGGTTTTACCGTGTTGCGGTCAACTTCGGCAGCCTGCAGTGGGAGGAGTGGCGGCCGACCCCGATTGACTGGCCGCCGAAGCCCGTCGAAGCCAACCGACCGAGCGACAGCAGCCTGACCGCAGCTCACGACCAAATGCAGCACCACGACCAGGCCAACCGCGTCCCCTGGGGCACCGGATCATGGACGCGGCCGTATCCCGACTACGGCCCCGACATCCCCTGGCCGAACGACCCGACCGAAGATCCAGCCGAGCGGCCGCCGCAGCCCGACATCCGAGAGGTTTACCTATTCATGCCGAACATCACCCTGTACCGGCTGCCTGACGGCGCCGAGTTTGAGGCCACCCAGTGCGTCTGGAGCACCGACCGCGATAGCTGGGGCTGGCGTTTCACCGCCAACCTGAAGCGCGACACCGACCTGGCGATCATAAAGCCCACCAGCAACGGGCCGGTCGAGATCGGCTGCGAGATCAACGGCCACACCTTCACCGCTCTGGTCGAAAGCTACGGCCGCACCCGCCAGCACGGCAACACCCGCTACACCATCACCGGCCGCAGCCGCACCGCCTGGCTGTCAGATCCCTACGCACCCCAGCGCAGCAAAGCCCTGACCGCCGCGTATAGCGCTGCAGCACTGGCCGAGCAGGAACTGGCCAACACCGGATTCACGCTGCAGTGGAACGCCCAAGACTGGCTGATCCCCGCAGGCAGTTACAGCTATGACCAGCTCGACCCCATCGCCGCCATCAAGCGCCTGGCCGAAGCCGCCGGGTACATGCTGCAGAGCCACCCAGAGCTGAAGCAGTTGATCGTCAGCCCGCGCTACCGCGTGGACCCACACAAGTGGACCGAGCCGACCACCGCGCTGGACGCCATCCTGCCCGCTGACCTGATCACCCAAGACGGCTCCACCTTCAGGACCGCCCCGGCCTACAACCGCGCCATCGTCACCGGAGGACCAGCCGGGGGCGTAATCGTCACCGTCACCCGCGAAGGCACCGCAGGCGATATCCTCGCCCCGATGGCCACCGACGACCTGATCACCCACAGCGACGCCGGATACCAGCTAGGCCGCAGCCTGATCGCGGAGGGCGGCACCTGGGAGGAAATGAACATCACCACCATGCTGACCCAAGCCGGACAAGCCCCCGGCCTGCTGCTGCCGGGGCACCTGGTGGAGATCCAGGACACCGACGACACCTATCCGGTCGTAATCGACGGCACCAGCATCACCGCAACCAGCAGCGATACCGAGATCAAAGTAAGGCAGCAGCTCACAGCAGAACGGAGGATCTGGTAATGGCGAACATCTGGAAACAGTTTGAAAACCTGCTGGAGCGTGACGCGACGCTGGTGGCCGAGGTGATCAGCATCAACCCCAGCAACGTGACTGTGGAGCTGCTGAGCGGGGATAGGGTAAACGTACGTGATGGGGGAGTAGGTGTCGCGGCGGGGGAAATGGTGTTTATCAGGGGCGGGGAGGTGGTGCAGAAGACTCAGGCACTGCCGAGGCATGATTTGGTACTGTATTGAAGGTTGATCGGGGCCGTTACGCCTCTTGCGATACGTATCATCCATGTGTATTCTTTGCGTTCGCAGCTTCCGAAAATACAGTGGTCGAACTTGGTGCAACTTGCTGAAAAAACAGGGTCAAAAAAGTGAAGTGATTTCGGAAAATATGACGTAACAGGTTGATGCTGAAGGGAAAGCCAGCGGACTGCAACTCCGTGTACGCCGGTTCGATTCCGACTCCAGCCTCCATTCCTCTCAGGTGATTTTTTGACACCTGAGAGGAATGGAACCATACAAAATAACTTCCCCTCTTCGTTGTTAGTG